GGGTGCCGAACAGCCGGGTATGCAATCGGGCGAGAAACTATCGCCCGACGATGAAAAGCTCGCAATCTTTCACTGGAAATCAGCCGCGAAATCGGCCCTCAAACACGCACTGGAACTACAAACATTAGGCGTTCATAAATCAATCACCAATCGATTACTGGAACCTTTTCTTCACATTCGGGTGATTATTACCTCTTGTGAACCGGGGTTGGTGAATTTCTTTCATCTGCGCCTTAACCCCTCCGCACAACCGGAGATGTTTATGTTAGCGGCGAAGATGTATGATTTATATTCAACACACACACCGCAAATGTTAAACGTCGGTGAGTGGCACTTACCATTTACCGATGAATTGACGTCTATGGACCTCAACATCCGTCGTCAAATCTCCGTCGCGCGTTGTGCACGGGTGAGTTACAAATCATTCATCACCAATAAACCCTCACTTCCATCCGAAGACGTGAAATTATTCGATAAACTCCTAACATCGCGGCACTTATCCCCGTTCGAACACCAAGCCACTCCCGGCAATTCCGCATACGGCAACCTTCCCGGCTGGATTCAATTCCGTTCGATGGTCGAACCACGAAAAATAGGTGTCGCATTATGACCGATTATAAATGGGATGATCCTTATATGGACGGCACCGAAGGTGCTCATCCGGCATGGTGGCGCGGTAATGAAGCAGGTGTGCTGGCGGTTATCAAAATCATCAATAAGGCCCTAACACTTCACCCGCGTACTGGATACGGTCTACCCGCACTCAACACCCTCTATGATCGCGTTCTTGAACTCGCTCAATTCCAGGCCGCTCATTCCCCTAAGGAGAATAAATAAATGAATGGGTATCGTTATGGACGATTTTATCGACACGTTTGTCAATACAACCAGCGAAATCCCTTCACCGGAAATCTTTCGGCGATGGGCAGCAATCGCGGTTGTTGCCGCGGCATTAGAGCGCCGGGTGTATTCCCCGTCACGTGCTACTAAACCCACGCGGCCGAATTTATTCATCACCCTCGCCGGCATGTCTGGTAGTGGTAAAACCGAGGCAATCAATCTCGCCCGCGAGTGTATCGCCGCGGGCGAAATCTACCTCGCGGAGGATAATCTCACGCCGGCGGCATTTTATGATTCCTTCGAAGAGGCATTTAACACCGACACATTGCGCCATGCAATGTGTGTCTGTTCGACCGAACTCGGAGTTTTGCTCCCCAAATATGACATGGGATTTTTATCCGAATTGAGTGATTTGTGGGACAATCGCGATACCTTCGTCGCCCGGCGACGTGCATCGCGATCCGGGAAGGGTAATCTTACAGTCAAGCTTGAAGAGCCGACACTAAACATTCTCGCGGGCGTAACGCCGACGTTTTTGAGCGATCTGTTACCGGAAAGCGCCTGGGGACAGGGGTTTTGTTCGCGGATGTTATTCATTTACGGCATCCGTGAAGAACCGCCCGATGTTGACGTATTACAAACCCGCAAATCAATGGACATGAAACCGCTGCATCAACGGGTGAAAAACATCAAAACCCTTCAAGGCGAGGTTACATGGAGTGAACGGGCGAGGAATGAATTGAATAAATGGTTCAACGCCGGCTTGCCGCCCGTTCCGGAGCATTCGCGCCTACGCGAATACCTCACCCGGCGTGTTGTCTCGGTGATTAAACTCTCTATGATCTCCGCCGCGAGTTCGTCGAATGACATCTACATCACCTTGAACGATTTCGAACGCGCGCGAGATTGGCTGATAACCGCCGAGCAATTTATGCCGGACGTATTCCGGGCGATGAAACAAAAATCCGATGTTCAGATCCTCGACCACTTGCACTATTATTTATATGCACAATATTCCAAAATGGATCGCCGCAAGGCCGAACCGTTGCCGGAATCGATGATCTACAATTTCTTAAAGGACCAAGTCGAATCGTGGAAGATTAAACATTTAATCGAAACGGCCGAGAAGTGTAATATCATTTACCGCGGCCCCTTACCGGGAACATGGATTCCCTGTACCTTTGACAAGAGGATACCCTTAGTATGAGTGATGAAAACGCGACGGAAAACACCTCAAACACATCAAACACCAAAACCCGCTGCATCGACGATTACGATTTCATCCGTCGTCGCATGGAAGAACTTCGCGGCGAAAAACAAAAGGTATTGCAACAGGAAATACAAAAAGAGCAAGCATTAGACCCCAGTGCCGGTCTTCGGTCCTCTGACGGGCTATGTTTTGGTCTATGGTGCACGAAATACAACACATCCTGTAATGACGTAGGCTTTGATTGTTACGCAATGGATGACATTTGCACCGAACCGTAATCTTTCATCAGGAGGTATCGTATTATGAAATTCTCACAATTGATTTCCGCAAACTGCGATTTACTCTCCGGTAATCCCAACGATTGGAAATTCGCCCATTCGCATATCACCGGTTCGAATGGTGATACAGTCTTTCGATCAGTCCTCGTACCTGATCATTGGTCGCAAACGGCGACGGATATTCTCGTACAGAAATATTTCCGTAAAACCCTCGTACCCGATCGCACCGTTGGCGTTGAAGAGAATTCAATCCCTGATTTCCTTCAACGCCAAGTACCAGACAAAGGCGCGTCGTTCGGCGGTGAAACATCCGCCTATCAAGTCTTTCACCGCCTAGCCGGCTGTTGGACATATTGGGGCTGGAAACTTAACGTCTTCGATTCGATCGATGACGCCTTGGCGTTTTATAAGGAATTATTTACCATCCTCGCCCTTCAAATCGCCGCGCCCAATTCGCCGCAGTGGTTCAACACCGGTTTGCATTGGGCATACGGCATCACGGGCGATGATAATGGTCAATGGGTGATCGACCCTGTAACTCATTCCCCGCATGAAACCAAATATTCCTACACTCGCCCGCAGGTTCATGCGTGTTTTATTCAATCATTAAGCGATAACCTCGTCAATGCCAATGGCATTTTCGATCTTGTAACCCGCGAGGCTCGGTTGTTCAAATTCGGCTCCGGTACCGGCTCGAATTTCAGCAACATTCGCAGCGCTGGCGAGAAACTTTCAAGCGGCGGGACTAGCAGCGGGTTGATGAGTTTCTTGAAAATATTCGATTCCGCTGCCGGCGCGATTAAATCCGGCGGTACGACGCGTCGAGCGGCCAAAATGGTTTGCTTGGACATCGACCACCCGGAAATTCAGGATTTTATCAACTGGAAATTCCGCGAGGAAAACAAGGCGCGGATTTTGGCCGCAAATGGCATTCCATTAAACGACGCCATCGAAACCATTGGCGGGCAGAATTCCAACAACAGCATCCGTATCACCGACGAGTTCATGGCCGCGGTTAAAAACGATTCCCAATGGCCTTTGCATTCGCGCACGACAAATGAAATCGTGAAACACGTTTCCGCCCGCGAACTCTGGAATGACATTTGCACCGCCGCTTGGCATTGTGGCGATCCGGGAGTGCAATTTCATGACACAATCAACGAATGGAACACCTGCAAAAACGACGCAGATATCAACGCGTCGAACCCGTGCGGTGAATATAATTTCCTGGACGATACAGCATGTAATCTTGCCAGTATTAATCTTATCAAGTTTATTATGCCCGACGGGCGGTTTGACGTTTCTCTTTTTTCACACACAGTCAGAATCCTCACGACCGTCTTGGATATCAGCATCGACATGGCAAGCTATCCCAGTCGAGAGATTGCTATTCGTAGCCATGATTACCGCACACTCGGGCTCGGATACGCAAACCTCGGCGGGTTATTGATGCGCAGGCTTAGGCCGTATGATTCCGACGAAGGACGTTCATACGCGGCGGCAATCACCGCGTTGATGCACGGGGTGGCATATAAAACCAGTGCCGAACTCGCGGCGAAACTCGGACCATTTCCGAGGTTTAAAGATAACGCCGCGTGTATGAAAGACGTCATTGAACGTCATACATTCGAAGCCTTATCGATTTCATCGGTCAATAAATCCGATTCCAACATTCACGACGCAATTCGCGAAGTGTATTCAGGTTTATCGTCGGAGCAATTTCGCAACGCCCAAGTGACGTTGCTCGCCCCTACAGGCACCATTGCGCTTTTAATGGACTGCGACACAACCGGCATTGAACCCGCGTTTGCACTCAAAACGCACAAAAAGCTCGTCGGGGGAGGGAGTATTGAATCCTTGAACCAAAGCGCTGAAATTGCTTATCAATGCCTGGGACTTGAACCCGGGCAAGAAATCCCGGATGAGTTTAAGGGGATCTTTGCGACCGCGGTAGGTGACAATGCCCTGTCACCCGAAGCGCATGTCAAAATGGTCGCGGCGGTGCAACCATTTCTATCCGGCGGCGTGTCGAAGACCGTAAACATGCCGCATGATTCCACAATCGAAGACGTGCAAAAAATCTACCGCTTGGCATATAACCTAAACCTCAAATCCATTTCCATCTACCGCGATGGGTGTAAGATTTATCAGCCACTAACGGCAATTAAACCGCAATCTACAACGCAAAAAACGCCAAACGTGATTGAACCCGCACCTGTCACTTCTTCAACCTCTATTGCTCGTCGCCCGTTGCCAAACAAGCGCCGCGCAATGGTGCAAAAAGCCTACATCAACGGTCAGAAGATTTACCTCATAACCGGTGAATACGAAGATGGTTCTTTGGGGGAAATTTTCTGCCAACTGGCAAAGGAAGGATCGACGGCCAGGGCATTAATGGAAGGATTTTCAAAAGCCGTATCAATCGCATTGCAATACGGCGTCCCGTTAGAGGAATTCGTCGATGCATTCCTCTATACGCAATTCGAACCTCGAGGAATTGTCTCGGGGCACGAAAATATCAAATTGTGTTCGAGTATTTTGGATTACATCGTTAGGGATTTGGGGATTCGTTACCTTAACCGCCCGGATTTGGGTCAAGTAAAATGGACCTCCGCGGCGGATAATATCATCACTCTCGAAGAACTCATGTCCTTCATCGAACCGCAAGCGAATGAAACAACCTCCGGCGAATTCTGCCCCGAATGTGGCGCACAGATGATGCAAACCGGAAGTTGTTTCACTTGTTCTCAGTGCGGCAATAACACCGGCTGCGGGTGATTTATGTCACGGGGTTGTTTCCGAAGTCAAAAACCTTCGGAAACAACTTCTGAGCCAGGAACTTCAACCCGTGTACAATCGCCGTGACCAACACCGTGGCATAAATGATATCCTGATTGGAGACGTTGATATGATTCGCGGTCAGAATGTCAGATACCAGACCCACAAATGCCACGGCAGGGGTGAGGGTGGTCATGGTGCCGGTAAGAGTTGAGACGGGGGAATTATTGGGCATGATAATGACTCCGTTAAAAAGATGGTTAAAGAAGCGGGTTATAACTTGATAACCGGGTCCGGGCCGGGTATACTCAACCCGGCGCGCCCGGGCGAGACCCCCTCGCGGGGTCTCGCTAACATATGAGGATACCTCACGTTGCCAATCGCGAAGCGGTACCTCCCCAACGCCGAAGTCACCGCACTAACCAACGCCGCGCGCGAAGCGGCAGAAACCCTACGCAAATCTTGGGACCATTGGATAATCATCGGCAAGGCCATCGACGCCTATCGTCGGCAATTATTCCGCGTCCTAAAAATCAACGAACCGCGCGGCAAAGAATACCAAGACCTCATGGGCGAATATTTAATCGCCAACGAATTTCACGAAACCTGTCAACACGGGTTCACAAAGGCCGAGAGGACGAATTTACAACACTGTATCGATAATCTTCAGGCGATTAACAAATACCGCGAAACATTGCCCTTCAAAACCCGGCAGAGATTAAACAATCCATCGGCAATGTGGTTGCACTGGGTGAAGCAAACCCAAGGCACGCCACAAAAGCGCGTCACCGTTCGTGCAACGGTCGCATCATTACAAGAAGAAAACGACAAGCTTCAAGAGCGGGTTCAACAACTGGAAGAGGCACTAATCGTCAAAGATCACACTATAAACACCATCAATCGTCAATCGGGCTTCATGTGGGATCAAAACCCCCGTGAGGTCGCCGAGGCGATGGTAAAGACGTCGAAAGACAAGGCTCGAGAAATGCTCATCGCTTTGCGTGAGTTGTTGGAAGAGTAAAGGAAATGGTGTTCCCAAAATGAGTGACGTGCTTAAAATCTTATATCGCGCATTCACCGCGTACGATCGTCTTAATTCTAGACGTCGTGATTACAATCCCTACGCGTTGGCGCAATATTTTGCAGCGGCAGAAGATATCGCCGTTGCAATCAACAAAGGCACGCCAATGGGCGAGGCATGTATCGCAAGGCTCAATGGCAAACTATTGGATATCGCCCTGAACGCTTTAGGCGAGGCCAAAGCTACACCCGACGAAAGGAAATAAGACAATGACCGAAATCTCAATCTACGACATCACCGTCCGCGCCGCATCACGCCGGATGGAACCCGGTAGGGTTTTGGAAAACAACAAAATCACCGTGCGGTGTATCGCACGAACCGATAGATTCATCCTCGGTTACATCGACGCTGTTGTTGATATCACGATCAACAACGCCTCGGCGGGTGATTACACACTCTCAACGCCGGTAATGGACGCCAAATGGACCCGGCACGGACTTGCCCTTAGTGATGACCTACAACTCGCAATCATTACTCAAACCGCGCCTGTAGCACTCTTACACGCGCAAGAATATCTCATCAAGGTCTTCAGTTCCGAACTGCTCGAAATTGTCGCGAAAAACCTACGCGAAGATGCGAATTTAAAGGTCGAAATCACAAAACTCCTCAAGGCCATGTATTTGCTCGCGCACAAACTCTAACCCTCAAACATTTGCGGGCTGACCGTGTATCTCTCAACCTCACCCAATTCTTTGTGATACACAATTCCTTGCAGACTCCTATTCGCCCTGTAGCCCATTTGATGTAAAAACGCATCCCGAGAAGCTAGAATCTGAAAACTCTCCACCATACATCCCGGAAGGTCAAACACCTTCCGGGAATGTATATGCCCCGTCCACCACGTTCTAAACTCCGTCTCTCCCCAGTCTTTGGGTCGATCGTGTGACATCACCCCGGGCAATTGTTCCGGTTTAATCCTATCCCCATGATGCGTACCGATGAGAGTCTTGCCAAATTTAAAATAATGCACATTCATCGGCGACGTGTCGATCGTCACATGCGGGATGTTTTCGTATAAACAACTCAGCGCCTCGGTGATAATCATCGTCGCAACGGGATCGTGATTCCCGGGTTCCATGATAAAATGCACATTATGAAACCTATTTGCTGCGCTGTTCAACACTCGCCGTAAAATCCGCATTCCCGTTCGGATCATTTTCGGAAACCGCGAATCGGCATCCAACCGATGCTTATGCTGCGGCGTTTCGGCCGTATATGAATCATAATGGAAAAAATCCCCCAAGCTCGCAATCAAACACGACGAACAATTATGCGCGAGGGACATAATTCTTTCAATCGCATTAATGATCAACGTTTCGGCGATTTTCAAATCCCAATCCGCGCCGGTTTCCTGCGCCCATGCGTGCATGCCGACGTGGAGATCACCGATTGGAATCCCGATTAACCACTGCTCTGAATTCATCACCGGTCGTGTAATTTCCGGGATCGGGGTTAGTTCCTCCAACAACCCCCGGGCAAATGCCCGCCATAACACCTCGCGTTCCTGTTCATCGCGCTTTTCACTCGCCCACTGGGCAATGATTTTCCCCTCGCCGTCGGTAAAGGTCGAAACTTTTGTGATGAGTTTCGGATCAGGAACATATTCCCCTTGTTCCCGATCCATGCGTTCCAAGCGCGTTTTATCCCATCTCTGTATCACACTCCCATCCGGGCGCGTGAGGATGCTTTGTTCTTTCAACACCTGTTGCCCTTGTGGGCTCGGCGGGATCGAATAACCCTTTCTCGCTAAAACATGCAGCCGATCCCTCAAACTCGACCTGCTGATCCCCAACCTTTCCGCGGCTTGAGTGCGATTACCATCACATTCATTTAACACTCTCAATACATCATCAGGGGTCATAATACACCTTCTTAAATCCCCGCGGTATCAATCACCACCCGCGCATTGGCGCGCAATTGATGTATAACGCGAACATTCGCCGGCGCGACGCGCTTAATCGCCGTGGTACCGAGGTTTTCAACGGGTACTGAAATTCTATTAATCACCGCGCGGCTGAAAATATTCGGCAATGGCGAATAACCCTGCGGGACGTATGTATATGGATTCACATCTGCAATATCTTGAATCTCTTGGCCGTAGGTGTTAAAGGACAGGAATTTCAAATACAACTCTTTACCAACATATTGCGAGGCCAAGGTGGCTTGGAAAAATTGATTCGACCCCATGTACATAAACTGCGACCCCGCGGGTTTATCAGTTGCCGTGGTGCCATACAACCCGCGATACAAACCCGTTAACTGATACTGATTCGTATTAATCAACGTCGCCGTGGTGAATGATAAATATTCAACATTCCCTTGCGGGTCCATAATCGCGCACAAACTCGTTCCGGCCGCCGAGGCGGAAGATGAGACCGAGGTCAACTCGCCGTTTGATTCGCTCAAATCCACCGTCAACGTATCGGTGTTGTCCGGGTTCGAGCCCGAAAAGGCGGGTAGATCGTTCATCAACACACCCTGCGGGGTCGCGCCGCTCCAAGTCGCCAAATATCCATACGTCGAATTATCCGTCGAGATCATAATCTGCGCGCCACCCCAATTGGGGGAATAACTTCCATTCGGGCCGCCGGATAGACCAATGATAATTGTCGGTGACGAATACCCATACGCGCTCAACAACTCCGCCGTGGGTTCGGTGATGAAGGGCGTGTTGACGTTAGGCGGCACCGCAAACACATTCGGCCCGCTGCCGGCGGTGTTTTGCCGCTCAGTGACAATCAATGGCTGCCCGGAATTACTCGCAATCTCTCGACAAGTGACATCCAAATCCCCGTTATCATTCTCCTCAATCGCCGTCACCCAAACGAGTTTATTCACCCAGCCGAGGGTTGAATCATTGATCGCAATGACGTCCATCAGGTCCAATAACGAATGCCTGACGCCGAGGGTGAATTTAATCGGATCGGCGCGGATCAATGTCTGATTTAACAATTGCACATTCGCGCTTGCCAAGGCCGAGGTTTGATTCGTAAACCCGTGTTCCGTCGAGGCCGGCTGTGTGCGCAACATAGTCGCATCAATCAACCCTTGATCCCACGTCGCGACTACGTCGATGTTATAGGCATTAACGCCATTTCGATATTCAATCGACAACCAATTCGCGATCTGTGCGGGGTCTTTACGGGTGACGGTTATTGGATCGTCGGGGTTTTCATTAATCGTTTCATCCAAACTTCCCGCGCCGGGTAATAGAAGATCATCGTCGGTGAGGGTGAAGATGGGTAATAGGCTCGGGTTAAACGTCACACCTTGACCCGAAATCGCTACACTGGCATAAGGCACAATTCGCAATTTGGTCCCGGACCAACAAATCGCGGCCGAAGTTACTTGCGCGATTTCCTCCAACCATTGACTCGCCGGCTGTTGCCGGTCCAACACCAACGACATTGCCAATTGCGACGCGGTGCAGAATAACGCATAACTGTTAAAACTCCCCGTGCCGCCGCTGATATCCCCGTTCGAACTCCCGGTGTTATTCCCCCACCCGGTAACGTCAATATTTGCAATCGGAAACCCCGCACCCCAACGAGAATCGGTCAATAAACGAATAATAATATTCGCCGGATTGGCGTCATTGCCGAAATTACTCCCGACCGTACCGCGTTCGAAGCCACAGATTTCGAAATCAATATCCGGCAATGTCGGCGAATCTTGCAACGTAAGCGGCGTTGCAGTGACATAACATAAGCCCGAATAACCTATCGCCGGGATGTTAAATCCATCCGTGCTCAATACAGGATCAGGTGCTTGGCCGTCGGTGCCGTTGTAACCATTAAGCGGGATCGCCCCCAAACCACCTTGTTGCACCCCACCGTTGGCCCAGATCAAATTATCCCCGCCGCCGTTCAACACACTCCCCACAAAACTCGCCGGGCCTTGGCAAATACCAACCGCAAGGTCGATTGAATAATATTTCTGCTTATTCCCTTTCTTTCCCCCGCCGCCACCTTTACCGCCACCCTTTTTGCCAGGTGAGTTTGTGCGAAAGTTTTGATACTGTAATAAATTCGACCCCAACCGATTCGTCCCAAACACAACCTGAATCACCGTCCCGGCCACCGAGGTGTTATACTGCAACCCCTGCAATTCCGGTGTCTTGAACGCATTCGAGAAATAATTCGGTCTATGCCCGCCCATTGTTTAATCCCTAATCGCATCAAAAAATTTCACCGGCCGGTTTTTCAGCGGATGTAAATCCGCGCGCGCTTCGAGGACATATTTCGCGGACCAAAACGCATGAATAATCCCCGGCCATTCAACGACGAGCGCGCCGTGCGAAAAACAGCGGCCGAATTTGAAAAGCGCTACATCGCCTTTTCGCGGCGTTGTAACCTCGCTCGCGTATTTCATCACCCCGTGCAAATATCTCTCATCGTTTCTATGAAAATGCCAATCGGCCGGGTAATGCTCAACCTCGAACTTTTCTACGACACCCACGGTTTCATACACGGCTTTGATTAATTGTAAACAATCAACGCCGACCTTTTTAACCCGGGCTTCGTGATGAAACGGCGTGCCTAGCCACGTCCGGGCTTCGCTGATGATTCTATCTCTCATGGATTCCATGGTTACGATCCATGATCAATGTCACGTGGGGTTTATTGCTCGGCAAATGCTTTAACATCTGCCTCACAATCTCCACCGCCTCATCGATATCAATCGCGTCTTCTAAACACGCGGCGAGGTTTTTTAATTCCTGTAGGTGATAATATTCCTGCGCGGTCATCATGTGATATTCCTTACACTGCCAGTTCCGGCGGGGGAATATACGGCATACCGCCGTAATGAATGAGATTATTAAAGACATTCTGACACGTGTTCAATGTGTGATCACAACCCGGGAGTACGGTAAACGTATCACCGGGGTTTACGGTATACAAAAACGGCTGCAATAATTGCGCAATGGTCCCCGACCAGTTCCTCACCGTGCGCTTGTAACCGTTATTATTCCCACTAGTGGAAATAATCGTCCCTTCGTTATACAACGTCACCGGGTTCGGAACAATGCCGGTGTTGATTTGCAATTGTGTGGTGTAGGAACTTTGCGCCGTGACATTCACCGCCATGGATTCACGGTTAAACAAACACATATTATCCCCAAATACATGGGTGCATGTCGCGCCGTAAATCCTTCGCGGCATTTGTTGCTGATTCATGGTCGCCAAGAGCGAAAACACTTTCATCTTTATCGCCGACCGGCCGAAATCGACGTCGCCGACTTGGCCATAGAACCAAACAATCGCTCCATTTGACGTATCATTCCACCCATTTGGCCCGGCGAGGTAGCGATCCAATTCAACCGTGGCATAGTCAAACAACCCCAAGGACATCGCTTGTTGCCAAGTAAGATTCCCGATCAAATCATTCGGGCCGGCCATGATCGTGATTTCCAATTCCGTGGGTTTGACCCCCACTTCTCGAGAAACCTTAGATCGTCCAAACGCGGGGCCGAGAATGAAATCAAACGTAGCGCCGGTAGGGGAATAATTCAAACTGCCGCTATTCGACGCCCATTGCGTACCGCTTATTGTCAATGCTTGACTTCCGCCGGAATAACGCAATTGCTCTCCCGTTTGCAATTGAAACGTATACAAATCAGCGAAGGTGTAATTGTTCACCTGGGCGAGATAATTCGCGAAATTCGTCAGTGCCGGTAAGGGCATATGATGAAATCCTCTTAAAAGAACAGAACCCCGAATTGCGATTCAAAGAACTGTGGCACATCGCCGTTTGTTACACAGCCATAAATCCATAGATTACTTCCCTGTAAGGACGCCAAGGCGGAATGCAAGACCCAGAACCCACCCACATACGGCAAATCCGCTAGAGTCCACACTTGGCAGAATTGATAAAAAATCTGCGTCGCAACCTGTGTCGAGGGTTGATATTGAAACACCCTCACGGCGAAGTTGACGTAATTGGTATGATTCGTCGCCGCATCATCAATCCCAGGCATTAGAAAAATCACATACCACGACCCATCACCGCGAGGGATAACAGTTCCCGGTTGCATTCGATAACAATCCTGCCCGCCCGCAACACCGGTGGTGATGTAGTGGTATTCATCGGCGAATGGGATTTGGGCGTTGTTATACTGATCGATCCAATTCGCGTTATCAACCACATATTGCGGTGCCGCACCGGGCGGTGAAGCGGCCAATGTTTCCCAGTTCAAAACCCCCAACGGAATCTTGATTATACACCCGTTTGGATACGCGGGTTGTAATACATTGTGCACTTCTTGGTCTACATCCGCGCCGGTGCCAGTGCAAAAATCCATGTACGAATGATTGAAATACATGTAAAAATTCGTACCGCCGTTGTTATCCGGGAGTGTAAAACCTCCCGCAGGCCCTACGGTTTCATCCGCGGTGCCGCCAGTAGCAAGAAACAATCCCTCACCCAACGTCGCGGGTGTGAAACCATTGAAATGAACATTCGGCACTTCACACGGGTTAGAATAACTTCCACCGTAACCCGAGGCCTTGTATACACCCGATATCATGGTATTGATACTCGGCAATACCATAATTGCCGTATTACCGCCGGCTAATCCAAATTGCCCGAGGGCTAAAATCGGGTCATTTAATGTCTGATTATTCGACTCATAAAACCGCGGTGGGTTTGGATATGGCGGTCCAAAAAGTCCAGAAACATATCGTATTGCACCTACGATATTCAACATTCCACTAACCAACGGCGTAGAAACAGCTAACCATTCTTCGGTTATGCCAATAGTCGCATCCTCGGTATTAAACCACGCTAATACATATTGCCCTGAATGTATAGGCGTTAAAACCGGCGGCGTTCCACCTGTGCCGTTTACAACTGATGATCCAAACCACGCATCAATCGCTGCTCGCAACGCACTGGTGGTAATTTCATATACATTCCCACTGGCGTCAATTTGGTAATTGACATAATACGCCGCCCCATTGACATCCACGAACGGCATGTTGACAATATTCGTCGGCGCGTTTGTAGTGCGGTAAATGAAATTACTAACACACGTAATCCCCGGCTGTACCGCCGCGGCTCCGGCAGACGGCCGGGTTTGTTGAAACCTAACCTTCTTCGCTTGCCACAATTGGCACATAAAATTCTCGAAATCCATTTCTGTATCCGAGAATCTCACGAGCCACGAATATGTAAAACTCGCCGAGACAATCACGCCCGAGGCCGGGGGAGTGTTGAAGGTAATATATGCCCCGGGTTCACTTGGGGTGGTTAATGTATATGCCGTTGTCAACGACCCGTTCAAATAAACCGCCGAGACGCCAGTAACGTAATAAATGGGCTCGAAATAATTCCCCATTGTCCGGCCCAATTGAAAGACCGTCGTCACTCCGTCGCCGGTTCCCAATGTCTGCGACGTGACCGAGTTATCCGTCGGGTCGTTGAACAGAAACGGCACCAATGGACCTTGTTGTTGTAAATAAAACCCGGCCAGTGAGCGCAGTTCGTCATAACCAATCCCCAACCCGCTCGGATTCGCCCGCGTGTCCCATTCATCACGTAGAACATCAAACGTTAATTCCCATCGCCACAATGGTACGGGCTGATCCATGACCCGTTTTTCTCTCTTACTCACCCCGCGCTGTAACCGCGTGTGCCAAAACGGTTCCTTAAACACACTCCAGGCCTGCGAGGGCAGATTCGGAAAACTATTATACGTCATCTTACAACAACACCTTCATAAACTTCACGCTCTTGTTTTGCCAAATCTGATACATGAAATTCTCAAAATTCATCCCGTCATCAACGAAGCGGCATAAAAAGTAATATGTAAAATCCACCGTGACATTCACCCCTTGGCCGGGGATGGTGGACAACGTAACAATCCCTGTATTTGGATCAACGCTATACGTCACAGGATTTTGCAACACGCCGCCGATGTAGAGGTTTATCACCGATTGATAGTTGGTAATGGGCTCAAAAAACCCGCCGCCGGCCAACGAACTCCCGAAGGTGCGACCTAATTGAAAACTCTGCGTGCGGCCGTCGCCGACACCAATTTGCTGACTGGTGATCGTGTAATCCGTCGGGTCTTGATACAGAAACAACCCATTCCCGCCGGCCATTTGATTAAAGAACCCCGCCAATTCACGGAATTCATTATACCCAACTCCCAACCCACCGGAATACGTGCTCCGTGTATCCCATTCATCGCGTAATAACGTATAATTCAACTCCCATTGCCAAATGGGTATCGTTTGTTCATTAACGCGAAATTCAATCCCCGAAACCGACCGTTGAACCCGATAATCCCACTTTGCGGTCTTGATCACCGACCACGCTTGCCCGGGCAATGACGGAAAAACCGGCAATGGCGCCGGGGGAATGATGCCTTTTATGATCTCAAAATTAACCGCCGTCGATTTGATAAAATATCCTTGAGGGGTTAAATCAATTGGTAAACGCGTGTGTACAGTGCATACAAAACTCTGAACGATTTCAATTGGAACAGGTAATGATCTGCCAGTAAGCGTTTCATTACCTGCTGACATTAAGATTTCGCGAAGGGTATTTGAAACATTTATACCAATACGATTATCAGTTATTAATACTTCGCGAACTGTATTGGAAACGTTTATGCCGTTACGGTTATCAGTTACCAACACCTCACGCACGGTATTGGATACATTCAACACCGTGCGGTTATCAGTTACCAAAACCTCACGAACAGTATCAGATACATATAGTGTGGCGTTGTCCTCTAGTAATACTTCTCGGAGTGTATCCGAAACAATAAGGTTTACCATCTCGGTGCACCTTTATGATGCACATTTCGGCCCGGCATACGCCGCGTTTACACCCGAAGTCGTCCACGCCGCGCTTGTATGCGGGTCGGTATCGAAATATGAATCCTTAAACGCATACGATCCGGTGGGCGTTTGCCCGGGGTTACTACCTGCGGAATCGGTGCCACTAGATGACACACGACAATCAATCGTCCTAGTTCCCGAGGTACTTAACCTTGCACAGCACTTGACCGCCATTGTATAAATATTCACCGGATTGGTCGTCAACGCGGGATACGAATACAAATCCTCATTCCCCGCCGTTGAGGATTGAATAGCACTTAAATCGCCGGCATTGGGGTTTTGTGCTTCGGCCCAGTGATTAACAGTATATGAACTGCAATTACCCCATATATTCCACGAGGGTTGACTCGGGGTCATAGTCGGACTTGTAGGTGCACCGGAGGTGTAAGTATTCGATGCCGAATATCCGGCCGATGTTGTATCCGTTTCTTGCAATACAACCGACGTATCGGTTATAAACCCGATCCAGTAATAATTCCCCGAGGTCAACGATACGCCGGAACTAAAGGTGCTGGTTAATGTCGTCCCCGAGGTCGTACCCGTAACCTGACCTCCAACCGCCAATGCCGCGCCGCTCGGCGATCCCGAAGAATCATTATACACAACGGCCTTAAAATTCGCCGTACCATTCGACGCTTCGGGAACACAAGACACACTATTCAACGTCATTGCAACTTGTGCCTGATACCGACGCATGAAAATGGTATTCGCTCCCGGTGCATTGGTGTTTGTAGTAATCGAATACGATGTACCCAACAATGCCGTATACGCCGAGAATTGTGTCTGAAAATCCCCGGTCGGATACTGGGTTTCAATCCTCGGGTTCGTGTTCAACACCGCATTGTTCGTCGTGCCGCTTGAACTGAACAGATAAAAATCATCCACCACAAATGCAAGCGTAGTATTGCCGTGAATCGCCCCAAAGCCAATCTCATTACACGACGCTTGACCATTTGCTGTATTTCCGGTACCGCTGAATAACGAAATACCATTCAACCAAATCTGATAAGCACCCGAAGAACCAAAGGTGATGTCAAATTCTACATATGTCGTAACACCTGAACCGATACTACCGCCACTAGCAATGTTTGTACCGGAATACGAACTGTTAAATGCCGCCCCGCCGGTTTCTAAATGTAAAACGCCTGACGTATCGACATGAATCGCACACATCGGATTGCCGTTGTTCAGAAACTGAAAAATGCAATCCGATACGTGCGCTGTTTGCATTCGAAAACCGCCAATCAACCGCGTATAACTCGTAGATAAATTCAACCCAATACCCCAAAAGGAATTGCCATTATTCGGATTAAAGGCCAATGCGGTACCAGTTGAACTCAAGCCATTAGCGATCGATCCCAGAAACGCGCCGAAATAATTAAAACTCCAATCAAGATTAATCAGCGATGAAAGATTCCCGTTATTACTCGAATTCCCCACAGGGCCGTATTTATCAAACCCATCGATGAAAATCGTGCTCATATCATTTCACCTTAAAACGTCCGCATTGACAACGTATTATTCCTCGAGGCCTTCGACGCGGCTTTTAATATCGTCGATGCGTGTTTCATCAAGAACTCGGCGCCGGTTTTGGTATCAATGGCATGAATGTGAAAATGCGTATCGCCTGAGGCTTCGTTGGTTTCACTCACATTATGGCCAAACGATTGTTTATTAATCATGGCCTGCATACCATTTGAAATATGCGCCGGGAGGACCATTTCCTGCGGATGGAGAATTGACAATTGCCCGCCGCGGCCATCGTTGACAACCATTCCCCCGGCCGCCGACGGAACGATACCGCCCAACGCAAACCCAAACGGCTTTGGTGTCACTGCGTTAATCGCGGCACTGGTATTAATCGCCGTGACGATCGCCGTGTCGCCAGTTGTAATCGTCGTGGCGAGGGTGGTGCCGAGTGCCGTAGTTGCGGCGGTTAATGTTCCAGTTTGCGTCGCAATCGCCGCGGTAATCGGTGCCGCTGTTGTTGCAGCGCTTGTCGCTGCGCCGGTTACATTTCCAAACAATCCCCCGATCGCATTGCCCAATACGGCACTCAATCCCTTACTCGCCACATCCGCCCCGACGCCTAACAACTTCGCCAAACCCTGCGCGGCCAATTGCTCGCCGAGTTTCAGAAACATATCCAGTGCCGCTTTGCCTGCGGCCTCTTCGAGTTTCCAAAAAATCTGTTGCTGAGCGGTGACGGTCTTAATACGTTCCGCGACGATCGGCAACCCATTCGCGGCGGTAGTTTGGAACAATTGCACCTGTTGCGTTCCGCGACTAAACCCTTCGATCATGCCTTTGATCTCGGAATCCAGTGCGCCTTTTAACCCCTCGCCGATCGAATTAAACGCATCGGTGAAGGTTTCATTAAACTTATCCGCCGACTTTTTCGCTTCGTCACTTAAACGCTTAAGGTCATCAGTCAATTTCGCCGTGGTTTGATCAGAGATTTCGGCGATCTTACTCTCCGCCTGAATCCACGCATCAGAGCCTTTCTCAGACGCATTTGCAATTGCCTGCCAGCGGGCTTCACTTTGCTCGGCGATTGCTTCGGTCGTCTGTGCCTCATTTTCAATCATTTGCTGCGTGGTAAGCTTATGCTGCGCCACCAACGCCTGATCGCGAGAGGTGTTAATCCGAGCCTGATAGTTACCTATTTGATCCCCCAGTTCCGCGCTTTGGCGCATTTGTTGCTGTTTCTTAAGATCATATTCCTTTTGCGCCTGGGCCACTTCGCGCTGTTGTATACTCGCCGCCTCGGCGTCATTAGACGCCATTTGAGCATCGATGGCCGCGATCTGTTTCTTAATCGCCAAAACCTTTTCCGGTGTCTTCGCCGCGGCCTCTTCGGCTTCGAGAATATTTTTCTGCGCGCGTAACTGATCATTTGCCGCTTGGGCCGCTTGACGAATGGCCTGCGTCTGCAAGTTCACCAATTGCACTTGCGCCTGGTTGCCTTCGAGGAACAAATCCTTCTGTTGCGGGTCATTTGTTTGCGCCGCGAAGCTTTGACGGATTGATTGTTCCTTTTTAACCTGACCTTCAAGGTATTGAATCTTCTCCGCCTCGATAGCGTTTGCTTGTTCCTTGTTCGACCCAGCGAGGGCGATTTGTTTATTATATTCCGCCTCTTTCAAGGCCGTTTGTTGATGAAGAACTTTTAGTTCTTCGTTCATTTTTCGCAGTGCTTGGGCGGAATTGAAGGGCAGGGGCTTTTCGCCCTGGTACCCATGACCTTCATGCGGCGCCGAGTCGTCAAACATACTCCGCGGGTTGGGGGATTTGAAACTCGCCGCCCACGGTTGATTGCCCCGTTGACGCTGCAACCAACGTGCCGCGGCGTCCTGCACCTCCGGCGGTGCATCACTCGCATGTGCGTATTTCCCTCCTTGCCCAATCGCGGCACTGGCTTCACGCCAAGTCGGATCGTCAAATTGATATGCCCCGTAATGCCCACCCTGTTTCGTTACCGGCCCAATTGCTTGATAATTCCCCCCACTTTCATCCATCTTAATCTGTTCAATCGTGCGTTTATCCGGCCCTTGAAGGTGCAACTGGGCATAATCTTCATCAATCGCATTCTGATTAAACGGATTAAACGAATCGCTAAACGCCCGCCAAAACAGCTCCCATTTATTCTGACTCTGCGTTAAGTCATACCACCCAGTAGCGGCGTCGTTCAAACTTTCGACCATCCGCGTGAGCCAGTCCAAAACCCCCGTACTGCCCGACATTGCCGTGAAATGTTCTCCCAAACCTTGCATCGCCTCGGACAACCTACGCGATGCAACGGCGGCCTTTTCCAATCCCTGGGCTAATTGAGTGTCCAATACACTTCCGGTTTCCGTTGCCGCCTGTTTGTTTCGCGCTAATTCCTCATCCGTTTGTTCCAAATACGGCACCAATTGCTCGAATTGCCGCCCGAACAACTGATGAAACACCCTCGTACGTTCAAGCGAATCCCCCATGCGCTGCCATTTTTCGCGCAACAATTCGATCATATTCGCCGGGTGTTGTAACCCATCGGCCAATTGCGAGAGGGATATTCCAAGTTCATTGAACGAATCGCGGGCCTTTGACGTAGGATTATTAATCCCCTCTTCGATTTGCTCTGACAAAACCCCAAACACGCGCGAAAGGTCTTGGCTCGACCCGCCGGCGAGTTTCATTACCTGTTCGAGTTCAGAGAAATCCTTAACACTCATCCCTACGGATTGGGCATTGATTCGTGTCTTTTGCGCAAATTCACCCATGCGCTCGGTGAATTCGGAAAACCGCGAGGCGGCCATAATGGCCATCAAACCGCCAACAGCAACCCCCAACGCGCCGATCGGTAAATTGGCATCTCTTGCCGCTGCGCCCAATGTCGCAAAAAACTGCCCACGGCGACCACTGGCCGCTTCGTCGAACATCGCAACCAAATGCCGCATTTCACGCGACGCTCGACGCGATCCAATAGCTACGTTTTCTAAATCCGTGGGTATCGCACGCAATTTGCCCAAGCCGCTAGTTACAAACCGCACTTTCATCTGCGGGGCGATCGTTTGCGCGAATTTAAACGCCTCACGCTCGCTTTGCACTTGTTCTTGATTATATCTTCTCAACGCATCCGTCGCACGACGAATTAACGCCTCTTGTTCGCGGTAATGCTCCGAGACGTTCGATTTGGCCGCTATTGATTCCTGATACTTAAACTGTTCCAGGTTCAATTTTTCTTGTTCTTGCGTCGCACGTTTAATCGCCTCGGCTTGTTCGCGGTAATGTTGCGCGACATTATCCGTCGGGGCGATTGATTCTTGAAACTTGAACTGTTCCTGATAATACTTATCCAGCGCGCCTGTTAATTGCCGAATTTGCTGTTCTTGCTCGCGATAATGCGCCGCAATGTTCATTCCCGAAGCGGCGTAAAACGAATTGGTGAATCTATTTCGTTCAAGAGCAATGCGCTCTTGTTCCTGTGCCGCTTTTCGAGCGGCATCGGTCTCCGCGCGCAACACCGCGGCCCGAACATCCGCCTCGGCCATTCCCGAGTGCGGAACCTTAACTCCCACACTTGTCGCGCTAATGCCTTCCGCCCGACGCGCAGCATCAGACATTTTCTGATACCACACCGGCCACGCATCGCTCGATGCCTGTATCTCACGCGTAATGCGCTTAACATCATTCGCCATCTCGGCCGCAGCACTTCTCGACGCCGCGGCCATATTCGATTGCATATTGGTCATTGCACCAATCAATCGACGAAGCCGTTCGGCCTCATCGCTCAATTTGTGCATCGCCTCAATCGGCCCAGTATCAAGCGCCTGAGCCATTTGATTCATTCGAGCGAATTGCGCTTCGATGCTGCGCAATTCATTTCTCAACAAGCGCAATTGATCCGAAAATCTATCTTCGGAAGTGATACTAAACCTGAAATCAGTCATTGACCTAATCCTTATAACTCTTCATCACGCTCAATCACTGATGCCAATTGCGCTTCGATCCAGGGTTTTTGCTGATCGATTAATGCCTGATAATAACTCGAATACTTAAAATACGGGTGTTTATATACAAATGTAGTATATATCGGTTTACCTTCACTTGAAACAAAGAACATCACCCGGGCGTTTTTCACACCGAAACTATAATACCCCGATTTATTCCTAACCTCGATAAACCCGACGATGTCGTTACCGTATTGTTCCACACCGGCGTTGATAAATGACTTATCGATATACATCCCCGGTTTGACTCGATCGGCTTGGGCTTGTATCGTTTCAAGAATCGCCCGCACCTTTGCCCTGATTTCACGCCGCAGGCGTCCGGGAAGTTTACGAAGATGAATGGTTTCTGTGACTTGAAATTGTATCATATCTTCAACTTCCCGCCGCCTTTCAGCGATTCATACATCCGCCGGGTGTTTTCTAGGGCTTCCTTTTGTCGCAACTCGGGGGATTTGTAGCCTAAATATCCCGCCACCAACCAATTAACCGGCGGGTGGCGGGAATAGGCGCGCATCAACGCATTGTACCGTTTCATCGTATAATTCTTCGCGATTTTCTCAAAATCCCCCGCGAAGATACCATTTGCCGCTAGGTCGGCGACGATGGATTCGATGTCCCAGTCCCATCCGCCGTCGCCGCTCCGGCGTTTCCCATTTCAAATCCCGAAATCTCCATCAATTGCAAAAACGTCGGACCGAGGTTGCGCATTTCCTGAACGGTACAGCGTTTTGCCAATTCATCGGGGTTTTTATCAAGCGCGCAGGCGATGATATTCACCACCTTGCGCGCGTAAGACGTCCAACTGATTTCCGGCCCCAAGGTTTTTAGATCATTTTCACAATTCTCCAAAACCCACAACGTGAGAGCCGGGACCGAGATTTCTTCACCGCCGATGATAAATGTGACGGAATTCTTGTCAGACATGAAAGTGTGATCCTTAAAATATCAATTACTGCGCCACAGCGGCCAGACCGACCGACCAAAGCCCGACATTGCCCGCCGCGTTGGCAAACGCCGAGAAATCGAGGTCTTGAATCACATAATCATCAATCCTCGTCGGGAAAGTCAATCGGCTCGAAACGCACGAATACAGCTGCAGAACCGTTTGCGTGTTTTCGAACGGCTGATACAACGTCACCTGAAACCGCGGCGTAGTGCCCATAAACGGATTCCCGATCGCAATATTCGCCATCGGGGAATTTTGGGTGTAGGTATAATTCACCAAAATCCCCTTGGAGGCGTCATAGGTCGAAAATGCATAAACGCCCGTCGTGGGATTGAACGTATATTGCGCACTGCCCGGTGCGGAAGTGGTAAGGGTCAATTGCCCACCGTTCGATGCGTAAAACACGCCCATATCCTGCAACGGCGTCGAGGCGCTATTCGCCACGGTGTAAGTCGGCGCACCGGTGCTAAGGGTCGTAGATTCGTTATACGCAAAATTCTGCGACCCCGTATAACTCACCGTCTGACCGAAAAAGATCGAATTATACATTTCGGCCGAAATCTGCGCGACTTTGGCCTTGCCGGTGATTTTCACCTTACCACGCGCCGAGTCGATCGGAAACTGTTGTGTGGACCACAACATTTTAATCTCCCCGTCGAAATCAACGGTGACGTCTTGCAATGCCCCGAAACGGGTCGGGGTTTGATTCGGAATATCATTTCTCACCGCGGTCAACAGACCGCTGCCAAAACCGAACTCCATGATTTTCACTCCTTTTAAGGCAACAAAATTCTAACCGGTAACACCAACAACGCAATGCCGTCGATGTCACCGGGGTCACGAATAAACACCCCGTCTTGCCGGGTGATTCTCACCCAATATGCAAGACCATTCAACGTCAACTCTTGTCTCGCCTGATCATCCGGTGCCAAGGCGGTTTCCAACGCGCTTTCAAAGATGTCTAAATAATCATCCCCAATTACATCATCCGCACCGGTTGACGCGTAACACCAAAAACCCATGTCCAAATATCTACGCGTCAATCGGCCAACGCCTTTTGTTTCATATCCTTCTCGATGCTGAACCAAAAACATCGCCGGCATTTGCGATGAATCGATTTGATTAAACATTTTCAAACGCCGGCTTGTATAAACCCACGTCGTGGAGTTGTTAACCGGCGCAGAAAACGTCGCCTGTTGACCCAAAGCAAACAGGGCGTTTTTTATCGCTTGTCTATTAACACTCACGACGCGAAATTCCTATCCAATGTTACGTAATGAATTTCAACCACATCCAATTCCTGCAAGATTTCTAACACCACCTGCGGATCGAATTCCTTGCACGAATATAGATCAAATTGTGCGTATGGTTTCGTGGCGCGATCCCAGATATGAATCGATACGTGGCTTGTGGTTAAAAGCGCAATGCCCGTGATACCCTCATTCCCCGCGTCGTAACACGTTGCAACATGCGGGCCGGATAGCACATTCATGTCGATCTCTTCGACCAAATGTTCCAACCATGCACGTATTCGGTTCTCAGTAAACCGCGTAGGTTTCTGAAGCAAAATCGAGCAAACCATGTGAATATGATTTGGAACAAAGGTCATCGAAGGTCAACCTCTAAAAATAATTATCCGCATTCACCTCAATCCGCTGTTCACCAATGTGAACAACAAACCGGGCGCCTTTGGATAATTTGTCTAACATCCAACTTCTAACTGGTTCAGTGCGCCATGCGTTCGGGTGTTTTTCATCGCAATGGGCGTTTAACAACAACGGGTCCTCAGTGTCCTGAGGACCGAATACCACATGACATTGATCCGGGCGTAGAAATCTCGGCAATGCCTGTTCGCCCTCGATGATTTGCGAAACCAACCACACACAATGGAAACTTTTACACGCCCCCAAGGTCGGATCGGAATCTTTCAAATGATGCACTCGGCAACCACCATGAATGGTTGTATTCCAACAACGCATCCTTGGCGGTTTACCGATATCCGGTACGCCCAGTAACACACAACACAAATTACACGCGCCGCAATCACGCATTGGTGATTTCGTGATTCGGTAAAATCACGCCGCCTTTCGTTGTGTGTTTAAGGTCCACATGCTTCCGGGTCATCGGGGCAAAGGACGCGACGAGGTCTTTGATTAATTCTTCCCTCGCCCCCGCGGGTTCAACTTGCGCCACTACAGAGCACAAATGATTCAACAACATCCCCAACACCTTATGAACCGGCACGCCCATGCGCAGGCATTCCAATTCATACGCCGCGAGGGCATTGCCGAACGGTTTAAGCAACAGGTCCGAAATCGCAGGAATGGAAACATTCTCGGTCATTGTTACATTTTTCCTTTGCCGGGCATCGAGGGAACGAGGCGCACGATGTCATTTTCGTCGATATATGACCCGATTTGAACCTCCACCACCTCGGCATCGATCCAGCCGGGGTTATGGGCGGAATGATACGCGCCCAATGGAATATCAATCCACTCGCCCTCGGTTAGTGTATGATCTTCATCATTAACCGTCACAATCAACGTACCACTGACAATAACCCACAATTCCTGCCGGTGATAGTGCATTTGATAAGACATCGTCGCACCGGGGGAAATGATCAACGTCTTCACTCTCGCCCGTTCAAAGTCCTCCAAAACCTCATATCTGCCCCATACCTTTTCCACAATCTCACCGCCCATGGTTTTCACTCCTTACACATCCGCACCAATTGCCGGCGGGATGACGTTGACGTATGGTTGCAACATGTATTTTGCATACAACGGGATACCGGTCGAGAGATCGAATTGCATCGTTTCTTGGCCCGCGAGACCTTGACCTCGCACCGCAACGCGCTTGCGATACGTCGCTCGTTCGGCGATCATTTCCAAACACACTTGTTCTAAATCACTCGGGATGTAACCGTAATTGATCAATAACCCTTGTGAGATGTCAGAGGGATTGAAGATGTAAACGTTCGTGGGCTGTGCGGCATCGGGTGCCGGCGGGGTGTAAAACCCCGGTGACGGATTCGGGTTATTCACCGCGACCAATTGAACACCGGACGATTTATAAAACACCCCATTATCACTTGCCCAGATGCCATAAGGTGCCAACGGCTGCCACGTAGGGGTCAATGGCACCTCATTTGTCACCCCGTAACCGAACGTGTAATTCAAAACCACATTCTGATTACCCTGCACAAACCATGCATTGATTAATTCCAAATCATATGCCTCACCAGGCGGAATGCCGTTCCACGGAACAATGCGGTAACCATAAACCGGCGCGTTGATATTCGGCGTATTGTTGTTAATCTGCGGTGCAACTGGAATGTTAATGCCGGAGATGATCAATGAATTTACTTTAATAATCGGCCACCCCGCTGGGACCAATTGCTGCGTGCCTTGGCCGTTGTAATATTCTGTCACTGTACGCGGAATGATTAAACCGCGGTTCAAATACCCGAGAATAAACCGCGAAATCCGAGTGATCAATGGGCCTAAAACCGCATCACTCGGTGGGGAATCGAGATATGCCTTGGCAGTTGCCAAAACAGTTAAATCACCACCTAACAGTGACATCTAATCCCCCTTCTTTTCGTCGTCATCATCCTCTTTTATTCCGTCGCGTAGGTTGTTGTATTTAGTCTGTGCTTCGTGCAAGCGCAGAACCAACGAATCACACTTGGCCGCCATTTCCTCCAATCGAGCGCGGAGTTCTTGATTTTCACTCAAAAGTGCATCGTTTCTCGCCGCCAATTGTGAAATGGCATTGTCCTTTTCGGGTGTTTCCTTTGGCAAATCCTCCGGTGCACCTTCACCTGGTACGGCGACCTTGAACCCGGGAATATCCAGGATCAAAGGCGCGAAATGATCCGGTGCACGGAAATAATGCGCTTCGTATTCATTCCCATCCTTATCAACCGCCATGCCGAGGAATTCCGTGCGGAACTCCTGCAACTGAATGGAAATAAAATCCAGACCGCGCGGAAATTCAAACCACATTGTAAAGTGATCCTTTAATGGATAAGTGACGCGTGAAATTATCACGCGTCACTTAACGAGGGTTGGAACGTTGAACCTTAAAACGTCATCGTTCCGGTGGACGGGTTCTTGTTCGTGATCAGGGCAAACGCCGGCGAGAAATACAGCGAGAATACCTCATCGACATACACGCCATATTCATAACGCCGCGATTTCCACGGCCACTGAACCTGATAATAATCCTGCCGAACCCGTGCCTCCAACAAATTCGCCACGCTGGAAAGTTCATAGGGCGACCGATCCGACCAGAACATAATCGTTCCAGGCGGCAAATACGGGTGCACTTCAACGTCAAGCGTGTTGTTAAAGAACTTGTTCAGATACGACGTGACCTTTCGACCCGCAACAATGCGCCCGGTTTCCTGATCGGCGTCAAAGAAAATCCGATACAGGTTCGCCGCCGAACTTTCGGTCAACATCGCGCCGAAAGTATCAAGCATATCCGCGGCCGAGATCAGAATGCGATCGTAGCCCAATTTATACTGATCATAAGCCGCGCGAAGAACCTGGTCGAACTCGAGGATATTAGTCCCCGAAAGGGTCAAACCGCTATTGCCGGTGGGGCAGTTGTAAATGATAGACCCGCCTTGAGACAACGACACGCCCGACGGGAGAATCGGATTCGTCGCCATCGCTTGACCCGGCGACGGACCAAGGATCGCCCCAAAGATTTGCGGCAAAATCCCATCCGGCAACAGGACGTTGGTGCTGTTATCTTGCGGGTTGCCATTCACATACAGCGACGACAGCGGCTGATTGGTACTCGCGGGGATTTTAGTGAAGATCGCTGCATTCGACGGGGTGATACCGGCCAAATACATGTTGCTAGCAGCACCCGACGAGCCTACAAACCAAGCGTAGGCCATTGCACCCGGAACAATCGACACATTCGCCGAAATGACCTGAGTAGTACCGCTCGGGGTCGCGGAGGCAATAGCACTCGGCGCAGCAGAACCGCCACCGAATACATCCGAACTTCCATCCGCATTGATCTTCGTCACCTGACCTTGAATACCGCCCAAACCGGTCGCAGAATTATACGCAGTATAATTCACAAATCCCAAACCGGTCATCGCGACACAAGCGACATAAACCGCTGAACCAGTAAACGACGAACTTCCACTCGGAGTCGTAAGCGTCGGAGTGGGAGTTGTGCCCAGCGGCATCGAAGCATTGGCATTAATCAGGATTTGTTCTTCCTGAATCATCAAGCTCCGCAACGCGGATTGAATACTAATGCCCAACACTTCCGGCGACAGATTCCGGGACCCCAATCGGGCCTCGAACGTGACGGACGATTCCAGACCGAGGGTTTTGTACGCCGCGGTCATATCCTGTTCGGTGATCGCAATGCGCGCACCACGATTACCTTCCGAGACACCCGCCGAAACGTTGTTCGGATTGATGTTCACAATCCGCTTCCAGTGATACGCATTACCACCATCGGCCTGAACTCGCGGGAGTTTGGAAATCCTCGGAATCAATTCCCGATACGGGTAAAGCATCTGAACGACGGGTTTGAGATCGTACCAAAGCAGATTCGTACCCTGTTGGATCGTATCCGCCTTGGTCAAACCCTTAGCTTCGAGATATTTGTTAAACTTTTCATTGGCCATCAAGGCTTGCAGGAATTCATTCCCGATGCCATTCGGGCCGGTAAACGGAACCGTAACCATGTTATAATCCTCTCACATTTAACGCATTGTTAGATTAATTCATGCCCGCCGTGCCGTGAAAATCGGCATCGAAGACACTTTTACCCATACCGTTTAGAATCATATTCCCAATGACCTTGCCGACGGCTTGTTTACGCACTTCTTCTTCACCCGACGCCAATGCGGCCGGATCGACGCCGTTAAACAACGCATTGGCCTGAGTTTTATCCTTGACGCCCAATTTAGTCACGTCGAAGGCATAAGGCCGCTGACGATTAACGCCCGGAAGCGGCAGGGCTTCCAATGCTTCAGCCTTGCCTTCAGCCCGCGCCGCACGTTCAATGAGTTCAACCATTTCCGGCGTGATCTTTTTTGCCATCTTCGGATACGGGGTTTCCATGTTATAGGTCACCGGCTCCGAACCTTTACCGGGACCGCCCGGGCTGGCGGTTGCAAGATCAGCGGGGGACAATTCCTTAACACCCGCCGGAACTTCATAACAACCCGCTTCCGGATCGGTTACTTCCTGCCCTTTCTGCCCAGCGCGCGGCGCGGCCTTTTTCAAGTGCATCGACGCGGCCTTAGAAAACGTCCGGGCTTTAGTCAAATGCTGATGCGCCTCAGAGACCTTTTCCATAACCTTTTCCAGATCCATATCCGGATCATTCGCGTTCTTCTGCGCATTCGCCCGCTTAGCGAGATACGCACTCTTGCACATCGCATGCGCGGCCTTCATGCACTTATCGGCATTCTTTTGCGCCATGCGGGCTTTTTTCATATTTTCGCGTGCCATGTGAAACCGCTGCGCCCGCGAAGGATTCTTCGCGGCCTTAACCAGGTTCATAATCACGCTGTCGAGATTGTCAGTAGTCATAGCAAATCCTTTTTCAAAATAATCCTCATCACTCACCTTTTTTGTGAGTGCTTTGGCACGTTTGGTGATTTCCTTATCACTGATCGTTTTAAGCTCGGGGATGGTAACGGGCGCGGGGACCTTAACCCGTTCCATTTCCGCCGCTTTGATCAACGACAAGGCGTATTTTTTAGTATATGACTCAGGAAGCTTAATTCCCAATTCCTTCGCTCGGCGGCGAATAAATCGCTTGGCCTTTTCCGGGTTTTTTGCATGCCCGACAAGGCGTTCGGCGTTGACCAAATCCTCTTTGTTTTCAATCGGAAAACTGCCATCCGGCAGGGCTTTGCCTTCAGACGCCAGTTCCTTGCGCTTTTGTTCCTTAAATTTCCGCTTTGCGAGCTTTTTCGCGCATTTCGGGCAACCAGCCATACCGTGTTTCTTGCACAACGGCTGATTATCCATTTTCACGGGTTTCACCGGAGCGGGTTCGAGGTCAGTTTTATTTTCAGCTTTGGACAAAACCTCGACGGCTTTTGCCAAGTGATTAATCACTTTAACCTCCGGCCGCTTAGGCGTTTTGGCTTTCACCAAATACGCCCCCTCGCTCGCGGTTTTAGCGCTTTTCGACACCGAAATCCTACAATCGGGATTCGATGGGCGATCGACAACGGAGATTTCGACCAATTCAATCTCGGTGATTACATCACCGCTTTTCGCCAATTTGCGTCCGCCGATTGAAAAGCCTTTATACACCTCATCGAGACATTTCTGCACCGCAATGGGGTCGATGATTTTCGCGGTGAGAAATAAACCCTTATCATCGACATTCGCCTCTTTCGCGACACCGACTGCGCTAGCGGTGTGCATCTCGCGAATGTTTCGCCATTCCCAATATCCCGGCAATGCCGCCTTGACGGCATCGAGGGAAACAATTTCGCCGTCTAAATCTCTGGTCGGCGTTGAAGCGTAACCGCTGACTGTGCAAGAACCATCTTTGTGCTTTTCCACCTTGGTCAGCGGTAGAAATAAATTGAAATCATTCATAATCCAATCCTTAATCCGGAATATCAATACCCGTCAAACCCCAATTGGTATTCCATTGCGATTCGGTCGCGGCCCCGGAATAGGTATTGAACCATTGCTTATAATATCTCCACAAACCCGACCGCGTATTAGGCGGCAATGAGTAAGGAACGTTCCAGTACCACACTCGGCACAACATTGCAGCGAGACAAAGATTTGTCACCAATTCCCCCGCATTGGTCGCGTCGTTGTTGATTGACCACGAATTGATGAAATTCCGCTGTTGATCAGTGAGTTTCGCGAGCTGCATGGGGATTAGACTCGGCGTGAGCATGAACGGGCTCACACCCGGGCCACTCTGTTGAACGAGATACGTACCAAGCAATGATTCCTGAGCCGCAGTGCCCATAAGCAAATTATGCGCCGTAGTGGAATATGGAATACCAACCTTATTCAATTCCAACAGTGCGTTTTGAACTACGTACTGCGAGAAATCTGCGGCGAGGATGCTCACGGGATAAGTCCCGCAAACGGGCCGGCGAGACCATGGGCGACATTGTTCAATAGATCAACCGCCAGCGGGGCGCATTGGGTTTTGATCACATTTTCCACACTGCGAACGGTTTCGATCTTCATCGCAATTCCGGTCGGGCCGCTGACGTTCACCGACGCGAGTTTATTCAATCCCGTGAAACATTGCACCCCCGCGGTATCGCCTGCGGCATTGGCAACCGCGACCGCGGCGGCCGTATCACTCGCCGTAAGTTGCATCAGCGGATTCGTACCCGAGCATGATGTAAGACACAAAATCCCCACCGCTGAAAGACAGATTTGCAATCCTTTAATCATTTCTTCACCTGTTTCGTGAATTTCACACTCGCCAATCGTTTCAATGCCGCACGGCGATGCTTACGCGCATAGCGAGGGGAGTGGAGTTTTTTCCGCCGTGCAGCCTTGATTTGGGAAATCATTTGAAAAATGATATATTATGGCACCAAACCGGTTTGCAAAAGCAAGAGAAGATTCGACACCATTGCGAGGCCATCGGGATGCAACGCGCCCGAAGACGTGAAAGTCACACTCAACGGCGTAGTTTGCGGGTTTTGCGAAACCTGCAAGGTCAGGGTATTGTTTTCCATATCGGTGATAACATAAGTAGTAGTGCTACCACTCACACTCTTCGTCTGACTAGCCATGTTATGAACTCCTATTTAAGCGTTAGAATCACATGATGGTCTAAAAACCACATTAGACCACTAATAAACCCGCCGATTGTGGTAATTCCACCCACGACCAGCGCACAAATTCGAACAATTGCCCATGAGACACCGTTAATTCGTTGGTGCATTTCAACCAAATCTTCCAACGTTTGTTCGATGCCGTTTAAGCGATCGCCCATGATTTCGATTTTTGTTTCAATTGACGCAACGCGTTCTGTAATGTCGGCCATTTAATATTCACCTTCTGACTACGTAGCAATGATATTCTGCCCCAATACTCGAGTTTGGTATTGGTGCGAATGTAGAAATTGTTCCAATGGATCGCGGCCGACTTTGATCCATTCAATAACCAATGCAGGGTGGTGGTTAGAGATGGTGTTAATTGCACCCTGTAATGCCTCGGATTCCATGCCCTCGATGTCGAGTTTAATGAAATCGACGTGAGGAAGATTGAGCGATTCCACAAACGAATCAATGGTCATCATTTTCACGGGTAATCCGTGAGAATAGGAAATCGATTGACCTATGAATTCGGTATTAGTTGAAAATCGCATTTCCAACGAACCGAACGATCCGCGGGTGGTGTAATCCGGCTGCGGACAGGTGATTTCCGCGTCCTCGTTGCCCAACGCGTAATTAAACACCCGGCAATTGAAGAGATTATTCAGCGCGATATTCCCGCACAACGCGTAAAACAATCTCTCTTGGGGTTCGAATGCAAACACCTTACCACGCGATGAAAGATGTTTACCGAGTTCAATGGTCATTACGCCTATATTAGCGCCACAATCCAAGGCAATAATATCACGTTTACGCTGTTGATGTAAATCATCGACCAATGAACGAATTTCTTTAACTTCTTCCGCATCGTAATGACCCTTGGATAAAAGCTGAAAACCTACGCCATATGCAGCATGCGGGAGATAATGCACATCCAAGTGATTGAAGATCAGTGGACCATGATCCGTCGCGGCGAGAATGAAAGGGCGCGAATAATTAGGCATATTCATTATCTTTCACCGCCTTTCGAAGATCATGATAGATCGTGTTCAAACACGTCTCCCAATCATTGGGGTCCGATTGGCGATAGATTTTCATCGTATCGTACCATGGTAGACCGGTGCCATGATCGATATCTTTCCAACGCCAGCAATTAACATATTGCGACAGCATCCACGTGGGTTTACCCATTCCGGCCGCAACATGTGCCACCGCGGTATCGACTGTGATTACAAGGTCCAATTTCGCAATAAACGCCGCCGTATCGGCCCACGTGTGTAACAACCCCGAAACGTCATTCACCAATGCCTCGCAGGATAACGATTCAATATCCTGTGAATTCTCACCCTTTTGCAACGACCAGAGGTGAACATTGGGGATCGTCGCGAGTTGAAGCCATAATTTCAACGGTGCGATCCTGCGTCGCCAATCGAGTTCCGTGTTACGCTTCCCGCTCGCCCAACAAATACCAACGTTGAAGACATTATCACCCTCATACACCCGCGGGGTGACAATTTGCGGCGGGGTGATATACGGCGCGGGGGAAATGTCTTCCCATTCAATGCCTAAATGATACATCGCCGAATACATCGGCGTATGGAAATTGAACTGGGCCATTGAGTGCTCGTTACAGTCTTCGAGCGGTAGAACCCCATCGCAGAAATTCTCAAACAATCCGCACAATTCCCGCGGGAGACTTAACGTAACATGCGCCCCCAATGCTTGCAGGTTTTTCGCAAACCGTGCGCACATTATCGAATCGCCATAACCCTGTTCACCGTGCAACAACACGCACTTTCCATCAATATCCTCACCTTGCCATTCGGGAATGCGATAATCCCAAGGTGGAAGATGAAGCAATTGTTCCCAACGGCATTCGTAGAACTCTAATGCCTGATGCAAATTTTTCCCACTTCGCAAATGCGCATGGGCGATGTCGTTGCGGAGTTGGTAATTATCACCCCCAAGACCCACAACGCGCTGAAAGCTCTCGATTGCCTTGTCACACAATCCCATGCGGTAATATAAAAGCCCGAGATTGTGCCACACGCCGGGGTTGTCGGGCGTGAGTTCACCCGCACGCTTCAATGCACTAAATGCCGAGGTGTATTTTTCGCGCCGCGTGAGAACATTGCCGTAATTGTTCCACAAATTGCCGTCAAATGGTAAATAATTCACTAAACGGCCATAAACCGCCTCAGCGGCTTCCAGGGAATTATCCGCCGCCAATACCAAACCATAATTCGCCAACGCCGGGAAGAACATTGGGTCACAACGCAGCGCCGACCAAAAATGCAATCGCGCGCCGCGATGATCACCATTTAACAACAATTGAACGCCAATGTTATTCAATTCACTAGCATCGGGCATAAATTAAAAGCCTTGAAATAAGGGTGAGAATTGGCATGCGGACGGGATTAGAAATGCATTCGTCTCCCGTCCGGCCAAAACAACATTTGCAGCCACAGCACAAGTAGGCACGCAAGCGATACATGTGGTGTGGTGCGCACAAGTTAGAGAACCGGGATTTTATCATCCGGGCTGGTGCCTCCGAGGCGACTTTTGCCGCCTCGTAACCAACTACGATCGAATGACTCTTGACGCGGACACCCGGACTAACCGCGGTGTTGCGCGTTTAAGAGATTAAATATCCGGCGTAGTGTAACTGTACCCAAAGGTATAAGTCGCCGTGCCATTCGGTGCCACAGACGGCGCAATACACGCGGCCGACGCGTACACAGTTCCGTTGGTTTCTTTAGTTCCCGTGCGATATTCAGCCAATTCCACAAAATCCTGGAAGCCGGCATCGACGGGGCACGCGATGTAATTGTTAGAATCCATTTGAACATGCGGAGAACCGCCGCCGGCCAAATTGGTGACAATGACGGAATTAATGGAAATCATTCCCTTCGAGGTAAAGGCCGTGAGCACCGTGTTGGCGGGGGTGACCGGGGAAATGTTATCGACCTGTGTAGTGCCGTCGTTCGCGAGGTACGTCACGGCGATGTTGCCGGCCGTGATTGCCAACGTGCCGGGATCAACTCGCACCTGCCCCATGCGCGGCACGTCCGGCTGATTCGCAATCGACAATGTTCCGTTGGTGAGACTTGTAGACGCGACGAATTGGCCGGCAGTGGCAGCGACAATCGCGGTGGTATAGGTTACGAAATTCGTCCGCGAGTTGACGTATGTGCACCCCGCCGCCAACAGCGCCGGAACGTCAAGCACATTCACCACGATAAACCCATCCGGACCAACGGTCACGTTACCCGAATACTGCGTCTGAATAACCCCGCCAATACTCTTGGCGTTAAGTTTCACTGTAGTCACGTTAGCCATAACAATCACTCCTTAATTGGGATTAACACACATAAACCTTGTGCTCGCCTCGACCGAATCGCCATCCGACCGCGGACACGAAACACTTACAACATACATCACCCCCGGCACACATTGCGTGACTTGCCACGCAATACCGGCATTAATCGCCCCCGTGCCATTCAATGCCGTGGGAATCGTAACAATCCCCGGGCCGAGCACGAACCTCTGTCCGGGGTTCGGATCAAATCCATACAACGTCCCGATGTTCAACACCGGACCGTTAACGAGCATTACACCCTCGGGGAGAAAATTCCCGAAATCCAAGGCCATAGACTGCGTTTGATTCGGTTCGATGTTCGGCATCGAGACCGCGAACGGGGAGGATGATACCTGTTGCACAAATGCCCGCGTTGAAGGATACGCGGTGTGAAGGAATTCGAAAACGAACAATGTCTTACCACTCAACGCTGTCATGGTGTAATGCTCGGTAAAATGTTAGGTGGTACTGCCTGCGATTTGAACGTTCGCAGCGCCGGCATAGGCGGTAGTGCCGGCCGGCAGGGTCAGACGCAGCCAAATCCCTTGTGCACCGGACGCATTAGGCGCAGCACCGTGCGGCAATGAACCCGGCGACTGAGGAATCGATACGGGCGACGGCTGAGTTACAAATGTAATCGACGTCGAATCGCCATTTGTGGGCAATGTTTGCCGATTGGTACTCGTACCCGTATCATTCAACACGTCGTTTAATCCGAGGTCCAACAACGCCCCCGAGGGCAACGACGGGCTGTCACTCGCAATCTGAATATTCGCCCCGGTCAAATCCGTCGCGGTGTCGTTATTCACCGCGAAGACTTTTTCGTAAAACACCCTGTTACTTCCACCGGGTATATCCGCCTGCGCGGTCGCAAAACACCGTGTAATCGCCGTGACGGGGTTCGGGGAAATATCAAACAACATACCTTGAACGACGTTGTATGTCGTGGTGTTATCCGGCACGGTTCCCCAATCCCGATTCACCGCGACAAAATCGGTGCCATAGCCGGTGTTGGCGATAATCATTCGGATTTGGCCTACACCGGTGCCGCCCGTACAGATAATGATCTGCCCAGGCGCGACGCTCGCCCCGTCACCGGATTGCAACTTTGCCAGCGGGGGAGTTGTCCCCGACGTGTTTGCACTGCCGGTTTGCATGGTATGCGCGGAAATAACCGGCGTATGCCGATAAACCGCGACATCACCCGTCGCCGCAGTTCCGCCGGGATTGGTCAGCGGAAACGTACTTCCCGATGCGGTGTTGCCGTTGGTGATAATGGCGTATTCTAATCGCGCGATGGTGCCCAAGGTGCCGACGTTTGTGATGGGCGTCGTACCGTTAAGGGTCGCGACCGCGGAAGTGGTAAGTGCGCCCGAAACATTCCGCCCTGTGACCTGCAACTTCACTCCCGTATCGCTCGTCGCGGATGATACGGCGTCGATGGTATCGTTGGCCGATAGGTCATAGAACGCAACGCGCTTAGTGAAATCAACCGCGCCTCCGACCGTCACGCCATCGGCCTCGGGCATCTTTACACTTCCATACAACACAAGTTCATTAGGAGTAACAGACATCAAAAACCTCTGTCAATGAATAACATTTTCTTCCTTGCGCTTCTTTTTGCGACGTTTGGGAGGTTTGGTGACCGCTAAGGTCTGATCATACCACCCCAAACCCGTCGCCGCGCTAATCGTTGAGCCCTGGGTGAATGTTTTCTCAATCACCGTTCCAAACTTCTGTTTGCGCAGGGGTTTGTGTAATTTGCCGTGTTTTAACCACTGTTTGAATTCGTCCATAGACATTTCAATCACGGCCCGCATGCGCTCATGACCGTGACCGTCTAAATGCGTCGCGAGGTAATCGCGCTTAACGGCTTTGAGTGACTTATAGCCAATGAAACACTTGTGCTCGTCAAACCCCTTATTTTTCCCGTGTTTGCCGACCTTATTTTGATCAATCACCCACACGGTTTGGGAATTAACGTCCTTGCCCAAATAGACGTCAATCGGGTCACCGTCGGCGTCGATGAAATTCCCGCGGATGTACCCGTAGGCGCAGGGCATTCGCACCTGCCATTTAATTCCCTTTTCGTCTTTTTCACCGCGTAAACTCCCCGGGGCGTTTTCGATCGAAATGTTTAGACCTTGGACCCAAATGTGCCCCTTGGGAAAGTTCCCGGCCTTGAGCTTTGCGTGCGAAAAGTCGTTCAAATGGCCCTTGGCGTCGTTGATTGCCCGTTCGTAGTCTTCGCGGGTGGCTTTAAAGATTAGGTCATCGAGCTTTTTGATCGGGGTGGCCTTTTCAGGCGGCGCACCGGTCAACGGCTTAGCCCCGCCCGACTGCGGATTGTTATTCCGCGGTGTTGTGTGCGAATTAATCGCCCCGTGGGGGTTCGCGTCACCTGTTTGCCCGTGTCCACCCATGACCGGCATAGCATTCCCGCTCGCCGCTTGTTCGAGTGGTATCACCGCATTGCCGGTGTAGATCAATGGCACGTCGCCCATTGGGCCTAATGTTTCGAGCCCTAGTTCCTCGCGGACTTCATTTATGGGCCTAATGCCTTCCTTGACCTGAATGCTATGTATCGTCGCCTGTTTCTCTTGATCCGGGTCCGGCCGCGGGAGAAACACGAATTCAATATCATCGTATCCGAACTTTTCCTGAATAATCACGTCCATGATGTCGTCTTTCCAGTACGACATCAGGGGATACAAACCCTCTTCCTCGGCCATTTGCTGGGCGTTTTGGGCCGTGGAGCGATTGGTTTGTTTAATAAACGGCGTCGGCGATACCGAATACGCATAACACGCCAAACGAATTAGCATCTCGTCGCGTTGCGACCACAAACTCTCGCCGCTGGAATTTTTGACGTCAAACGGCTTCATGTCCCCCGGAAGAAAGCGCACCTTGCTTTTAAGGTTCAAATTCCCGCTCAACAGCGCGTCGAAGTGCGCCTGAAACATTGCAATCTGCCGCGGGGTCCATTCTTTCGGCACCGTGACGATTAAATCCGGAATCGTCCCTTCGGCCCAGAAGTTTAATTGATAAATGGTCTTCCGTACGGCCTCGCTGGCTTCGATGTATATTTGTTCGGTGCCCGGGAAACCGAAAATGGGCAAATCCGTCCTTGGCCGCATCGGGACGTACATTATTTCCGATTCGTCCAAATCAATCATCGGCAGACCTTTGATGATCTGCTGAAAGGCCGGTTGACGTTTGAGGTATGTGATTCCCTCGGGAGTGACTTCGATTACCGAATCCGGCCGGCGGCCCGCATCGTCGATAATCGGAAAAATCGTCGCGCCATCTAACACCTCCGCGTGCAACGGCCGGCCTTTACGATCGCGGGCGAAATAAATCGTCGGGGCGTCTAACACCAACAAATCATCGGTCAATTTGCGCGCCCACTGCGAATAGCTCAATTTGCCGTCGGGGCGTTTGAAAAACTTCCGCATGGCCTCGACGCCCGCGCTCGACATGCGGGGTTTGTCTTTTCGCTGAATCGTCCAGGGAATACGGAGTAATTGATCCTGTCGGGTGGCGATGATTGTCGCCAAAACGCCCCACGACGCCCGCATGCCACGGAGCATGGAGAATAATTCAATGCGCCCGGGGATGTAGTTGAGGTTGTAACCAACCGGGAAATCCCATTCGCGCGGTCGGGTGATGGTCGGTGGACCGTATGGCCAAATCGGTTCGAACGGCGACCACCAATTGCTCGCCATGTCGATATCATCAACCCACGGCTGCGGTTGTTCGCCACGCTCGTAGAAATATTTCGACTGTGTATTCGCGGGCGAGGGCATGCCCGGCGGGTTGTAAGGGTTGATGTTGTACGGGTTTGCGAAACTCGCCGTATTGCCCGGCGGACCGGCCATACCGTAACCGGGATTGATAATTCCGGCATTAACTGGCGCACTCACTCCGCCCCTTGCAGGGGCCTTTTGGAGATACTTTTGCTGCCGATACCATTCATCGAATGGCATGTCGAGTTTTCTAGCCATGAATTAAAAATCCCCTAAAAATCTCACGCGCTCGATTCACGAAATTTTTTGCGCAATTTCTTCGGCGGTTGGTCGCATAAATGAACATCGGGCAGTGAATAGTGCGTTAGTTGCCCGGTTGAAAGTAAAACAATTGCTTGCGGTTGGCCCTTTGAATTCGGGCAGTAACCGACAATGACGCCCAATTCGCCGGATGGCGTGGTGACCATTAGACGCATATTTAAGGGTTCCAGTGAGTGTTAAATGGTAAGTGTTGGGTGTTAAGCGTTGGGTGTTAGTTCCCGACGTAACCTTGCGCGTTGCAAAATACGGCGTTGATGGCCGCCGAAGAGGTCATTGTGAGACCGGTGTTGAGTGGCAGCCTTAGACCCGCATCCGGATGGAAGTTCATGTTCTGACTTGCACCGGCGCCGGGTGGTAGAACGATCACGGAATTATTCAGATCGTTGAACGTGAGCGTGATCGCCGTTGTGCCGGCATCAGTGCGACCGCATTGAAGGCTAGTGATAACCAATCGACGGTTAGTGTCCGGGTATGCGGGAATAATCGTCACCGCCGTTGTGCCGGTTGTAGTCGCCGAACCGGCGACAGGTGGAAAATAATGCGTCATGTATTTCTCACTGTAATTCGCGCAATGAAAAAGGGGGTTCACAAGTGAACCCCCTTTCCGTTGTGTGTTGACGGAGGTAAAAGGTGCGCGGGTTAACGTTTGGGGCGCTTTTTAAGGCGCTTTAGTGCGTTTCTGACCGCCGCTTCCGTTGCCCAGCGCGGGGAGTGATAGAGTAGTGCCAATAAACTCCCCGCGACGGAATTATCGACGTCGGCCCCGTGAAAAGACTCGGGGCCGTATTCTTTGTATATTTCTAGGGCCTTGGAGATTAGGAAGTCGTCGGACATTGAATAAGGTTCCCTTGTGGTAGGGGAGGGTAGGGTCCCCCAAGGGAAGTGTAGGGTAGGGTGGTGAGAGTGCAAGGAAAAAGAGGGTTAGTCACTGGCCCGCGGAGGGCCTTGAGTGACGGTGCGCCTCGGTGCCGGGTTAGTCACCGTAAGTGCTTGAAATCGCTCAGTTATTCCACTCCCCTTGGGGATACCACGGGCGGCCAAAACGCGGTGTATTTCAAGCACTTAGACCCCGGTTAGTCACTCCGTGATCGGCGGTTAGTCACTTCCGCGTTCTCGGCCCGTTTCCCTTCCCCTTTAACCTTTCGACCCTGATTTGTTTCTCGATTGCACTTTCCGCCAATTGTATCTGATCCGCGGCGTCTATGTAGGGTTGCAATTCCATTAGTGATCGATGGCCACTGATCGCTTGAAGTTCTTTTGACGTGCAACCTAATTCCGCCAAGCGGCGCAATTGGGCCTTTCGTAGCCCGTGCGCCGAACATTTCACCAACCCCGCGTCGTTGCACCATTTTCGAAACAGGTTTCCGAAACCGGCCGCCGAGAACGGTTTGCCGTAATCGGTGACTAAAAACGTCAAATGAAGTGATTTGTGCGCGTTTAAGATCGCGCGCAATTCCGGGTGAATGGGGATCATTAGCACCCGGTCGGTTTTGTCCATTTTCGTTTTCTGTTGGCGAATTACGATCTTGTCGCCTTGAATGTGTTGTGGGCCGAGTTTGATTACATCGCTGCGCCGTTGGGCGGTATAGAGCATTAAACCCATCGCCAAGCGGGCCTTGGTGCCGATTGGATATTTGGCCTCGAAGCGCGCGATTTCGCTTTCCGTCCAGGTATGAATGTGCCCGGCAGTGACCTTCGGGGGTTTAATTCCCTGCGTCGGGTCGGATTTTATCACATTTGTATTCACCGCGAAGGTCATCAACCCGCGGAGGGTTTTGAGATAATTCTTCGCCGCGAAGGGTTTTTGACTCGCGATGATTTCTGTTACGTGTCGGGGTTCCATGAGGAATAATCTCTTGGAACCGTGTTTCGCCACGAATCTTTTCAACACCGCCCGACGCATTTTCTGCGTCGAAGGTGAGAGGTGTTTGAATGATTCGGATGCGAGGTAATCACTCACCACCCGCTCGACGGTGCCGGGTGAGGGTGGTTGATGATCACTGTGCGTTGTAGCTTGCGCAATAATGCGCGTGTAGTTCTCTAAAAACTCTTGTGTCCCGGGTTCGCCTTTGATCTCCACCCGGGGATAATTTTTGCGGCGGAAATATCTGCGAATCTTTCCGTGCCGGTCGCGGTATTCGTTGATGTACGGCAGTTTGGTGATCATGGGGTGTTAAGGCTCGAGGTCCATGTTAGGGTTCGAGGTCCACATCCCATTCATTATCACACATTTTCTCGTTAATGTCAAGCCCGTCGAGGAATGAATCTAAACGTCTTACGTCCCACAATTTCCTTCGGCCGAATTTATACGGTGGAATCTTCTCGCCGATGTGTTTCAGGAAATGATTCACACTCATTCCGCAGTATTTCGCCGCGTCACGGCGGTTTAACAACCGGGGGTGATGGGTGCTATCAATCACTTCGTCACCCTAAACATTCCACGTGCCACACCCGTTCCCCGTCCCTGATGACCGTCGAGGAATTAATCTCCTTTTCGCACTTGAAACACGTTACCGCTTGGGCTTCGTATTGTTTCAGGGTCGAGAGGTATAATTCCGTCAGTTCGTTGTCCGGGAAGTTTAGTTCTTGGGTTAGGGTTTTCTGTTTGGCCTGGGTGGAATAGTATTCGATGAGGTTTGTTCCGGGTTGAGTTTCGGCCCATTTGTGCCGGGCGAGTGCCAAGGCGCACACGCAGTCATCGTGTTCCCCTTGCGGGGCTGTGTACCTTACACCCGTGCGCGTGTATTCGTATTCATACGATTCCAATTCCAGTTTCAACACGCCGTTCGGAAATCTGATTTCGTGCGATTGAATTGAAACCGCCAAGCCTTCCATCAAGCGCTGCTTTGATACCTGGGAGAACAGAAACCCGTGAATATTCCCGTGGCCGACCTGTAACTCTTCCAACACCGGATCACCGACGCCGGTCGAATCAACCAACGCCGGGCAATCCTCGCCGATGATATTCCACACGCGATTAATCGACTCCCGCCACGGAACCCGTTGCCAGCGATGAAACCTGCAAACTTGCCCGTGTTTGTCCAAACCGATTACTACGAAGAAATCTTGTTTCTTCGCGAGGTCGATGCCGAAGGCGACGGGAGGATAAGGACTCAAACCCTCAACCGTGCATGCTTCGATGTGTTGTAGCCCGAATGGATTCCCTCCATCGTCGGCCGGTTCGGCCATGTACAACTCGCGGAATACGTTTTCCGGCAGTTGCTTCCGGGCGTCTTCCATTTCCTCTTGCGTCACCACCCCGGCTTCGATCGCATCGAGCACGGTGATTTTCGCGTAATTCATGTTCGACGTTTCATCCCCTTGCTCTTTTTCCGCGGCGCGAGCAAGGCGATAGAACCAATTTTTGCGGCCTTTGACGTTGCCGATGATGTTAATCGGCCCGTGGGTCGCGGTGAGTGTCGATCGCACCGCGTACCATGATTCTTCCTTCACACGCGACGCCTCGTCGATAACCGCCGCGTAAACGTCTTCACCGTACAATGAATCCGGTTTATCCCCGGACTTGAACCAAATCGTCACGCCGTTCATGAGTTGAATCTTTGGTTCCGGAGATTCTTTAGCGGTGAATGTACCGGTGGTGAGACCGCGTTTAATTCGCCGGAAGGCGATTTCGGATTGGCCGGAAATGGGCGCGATCCACCAAACGTTATCACCCGGTGAACGTTGCAGGGCCTGTTCAATGATCCATGCGATTGCCGCGACGGTCTTGCCCGCTTTCGTAGAGGCCTCGGTCAGGCCATACCTTTTTCCGTGAAAGAATGCCTGTTGTTGTTTCGGATAGAGATATGGTCGGGTGTAGGAGACAGTTTGGGTCGAGGAATCGAGGTTTATGGGGTTCGGGGAGGGCATGGTGAAGCGTTGAGCGTTGAGCGTTGAGCGTTATTTGGCCTGGTAGTTTACGCGGCCGGTGAAGATCAAGGGCGGGATAATTCGTCGGCGATGACGCTTCACGGGCTCGAATGCGTGAAAGGTTTTCAGGTCTTGAGACCATAAAAAATGCGGCCACCAACCCCAATCGGATTTGCGGCAGATGATATACCCGCCGTGTTTCGCGGTTTGGGTTAGAGCCCAGAATAAACAGTTCGTGCGCATGGTGAACGCAAGAATAGGGGTAAAGGGTTTAAATCGGGTTAAAACCCGTGTGAGAAATATGTTGTGCCCGTGCGCGGGGTGTGGTATGGTGTTGTGCCGGTGAGGTCCGGCGTTAAGGAGATGTTAACCGATGGAAATCACTTCCATTCTCGACGCCCGCGTGTCGGGAATAGTCTTCAACACCATTCACCCCGACCCGTTACCACCCACCACCCGGGCGATGATTCAAGATTTGCTTCAACACCGCAATCATTGCCCGGATACCGAAGTCCCTCTAATCGACGAACAAATTCTCACCCTGATCAAGAACAATGTCACTCGGATTAAAAGGCAGCAATTCGGTTGGGGGCCGGGTGATGTACCATATACCGAACAAGATATTAAGAATATGAACTCCCAGTTCCAAGAAATCCTCGATTCTCTAAAAGATATTTGCGATGAATTAACTGAAAATCAATGGATCGAGTTATTTCTCGCAATTGAGCATGAGGTCACTGGGAATTATGATCGAGAGTTAGGTTACGCCCCCGGCGATTGTATTCCCATCGAGTGGCAAAGGGTTATTTCGCGCCTTCGGAAGGGGAAGTGATGATTAATCCGCGCTGTAAATATTGCCGCCGTCGGGCGGTGATGGTTGTGAGGAAAACGATTAATTCGACGTTATCGGGCGGGTACGAATATCCGTGGCCGGTGTGCGCGTGGCATGCGCATTACCTCGATCCGGAAATAGACCACGGTATGCCCGATGAAGTCCGGGATAGAATTTTAAACTTAAAACAAATGAATTATCATTCCCCGGCGTATAAAACCGCGCGCAAGGAATTGAAGGACATGTTAATCAACATGTCCACCGAAGTATCAGGTGTTAATCGCCGAACTTCGCCTTGTAACCGGGTTTAAGCCACTTTAATTCACATGGGCCGGAATGGGTCTTATCCCACACGTACCACGCGTAGGCGGTAGGACCACTTCCGGCTCTTATTGCGCCCTTGGGATAAAACGTGATGCGTTCACTAAAAACCCAAACCCTTGCGGGCGGGTGTTTGTGAAAAATCGTCCGACAGCGGTTCGCGCCTTCCAAGAACGCCAAGCGCAACAACAGGGCGAATTTTTTCCTCGCCTGACCGAGCGCGATCGTGATGAAACTTTCTGCGCTATTAAACGGCGGATTAGTGATGATATTATCACTCACGCGCGTTGAAGTGAGGAAATTACACCCCGTATCGCCGTATCCGTGATCGTAAAGATCGGAGCTGTAAACGTCGCAGCCCGTGGTTTTTAACACTTCCGCCATTCGCCCATCACCGCAGGCGCATTCCCAGATTTCACCGGTGAATGATTCGTTGTCTATTAGTGCGTAGGTCGCCCAGCGTGGCGTGGGGTAAAAATCCGGTCCGGTGCGATCGGCGAAACGTTTTACGGTTGGTTGAAAAGGTAAATTCATTGAAGAATGAAAGGTTGGGGACACACGCGGATGTGTGTCGGTTGATGTGGATACAGTGCGCGGAATTGTAGCGGGAGGGTATCAGGAAACGGGCCGAATGTCAACGCCCGAGTCCGGCAATTTGAGAATCTCTGTTATGAAAAATAGTCGTATGCGGCACATCTTCTGATACCTATCACCATCACCATTAATCCTTTCACACACTTCTTTCAACGCCGCAATATGCCACCGTTTCACTGTTCGCCGGTCGGTTTGCAATAACTTTGCGATGTGCGTCCAGTGAAACAAACAGCGGTGGGTGATGGGGTTTACGATACTGCGCGCGTGAAGCAAACGGCGTTTGTATGGGTCGGAACAGAGGTTTGGAAGGAGAAGGATTTCGTCCATGAAGGGGATTTCGTGGTTTAACGGCGCCGGGAAGGTGAGGGGTTTCGGGTCTTGCGGCGCGGGTTCGGAATCGTCAAGCTCGCGGACGTAATCCGGCCAAAGGCTCCGAGCGTTGCAGGGTTTTAACCGGGTGACGGGCAATGCGAGAAGTTTTCCGCCGGCCCATTCGAGCCACGTTTGAAGTTCATCGGGGGATAACGGGATGAACATGGGGTGAAGGTTGGGCGTTGGGCGTTGGGCGTTGGGCGTTAGACCCAGGGAATCTTTCCCTTACCCAACCACTGCAAAACCGGTATCGAGGGTTGGTAATTGTAAACCGCCGAATGAACGTTATCGATGAGGTTTGTAGTGAGGGGCGTGATGTTTTTACAGATAATCAACGGCCTCACTTGCCCGAGGGTCTTTTTCGTCGCGTCCATGATCACCGGAATATACAACCCCGCGAGTTTCGTCATCGCGTCTTGAACGAATGTTAGTTTCACCTCGATGATAAGGGTTATGTTTTGTACGTGAAGCAATAAATCCGGCACGCATTGCCCCGGACCGTTCAGGTCTTGAAATCTAAACCACGGTTCGACTTCGAGTTTACCGTTTGCGACCTTGCATACCTCTTCCATTGCCTTGGTGACTTTTTTCTGATAGGCCAAACCGCGGCGAGCGTGGACATTCGCCGCTTTGGGCATTTGACGTGGCGGGCAGCGAGAAGAATCAATCACCCCGGTAACAAGCCGCATTAATTCGGTCCTTGAAAATGAGGGTTGATGTTTAATGGAAATGGAAATGGAAATGGAAATGGAAGGTTGGGTTATGGGTGTTAGGCGTTAGGCGTTAGGCGTTGGGTGTTAGTCTTCGTGATCGATAACCTTGATTCCCGGCCCGGGGATGTTAAACGTGATATTCGTCGGCGTGGCAGCGGGCGGCACTGCGGTCTTGGGCGGCAAATGCGTCCTATCGCCCGCCAATTGCGCAATCTGCCTAATTTCGCTCGTTGAAATCTTCGCGCGCTTTTCGTCATCTTCCAATCGCTCGCGCAATTCCATCCACGCCAATTGTGCGACGTCCAGCGCCTCGTTTCTCAGCGCCTCGGCGACATCGAGGGTCGAGTTTTCGATTTGTTTCTGAAACCCTTCGACCAATTCGCGAAACGCCGGATCGGAATTGCGCCAGCTGTTAATACTCGCCGGTGTCCGCCCGACCATGATCGCGATATCAACGTCCGAAAACCCGGCCGCGACCAACATCGCAGTCTTGCGATGTATCGCCCGGATGACCTTTAACGGCTGCACCGCCCGGGTGGGGGAATTGGTTGTATCTTGCAGTTGGATTAAATCATCGTGCGTTAGGTCGCGAATGAATTCGAAGTTCAATAAAATCCGCGGCCGGGTTTGCGGGTCGATGGGGAGGAAATCAATGGGGCGGGGCATGGTGATAACCGTAAGCGACACACGAAAAAAGTCTAAAAAATTGTGTAGGGGATTCGAACCCGCTGGCGCATTGCAAAGTTTGATTGGGACCCTAAAGTGGGCAGGGGAGTGGGACGAATCCCACTCCCCTCAAAACCTCAAAGATCGCTGATATCCGCGATCTTTGAAGCTTCGCCGATCATCTCTGAGCGGACCTCGGACAAGGTCCGCTCAAATAGGTCGTAATTCGCCGACAAAACGCCCTGAGGAGCGTTCTTCGTCGGCCGATCTGAAAGGAAATGGTCGACGAATTGATCGACCATCACCTTTGAACCGCGACCCGAGGGCAGCTTTTGGCCCCGCTGAGCCAAAAGCAGCGAGAGAACCCGCTTCGCGGCCTCGCGCCGCAAAGCGGTTTCGTCGATGGTGCGCGATCCGCGTTCGTTCAGGAACGCGACAAGGCGGCCTTCGAGGGCCGCCTCACGCAACGCAGCGCTTATCTCGGCTTTCCAGCCGAGATAGCTTTTCAAATTCGCGGCGCTAGCACGTTTCCACGTGCTGACGTCCGCGAGCGAATAGTCGCTCGCGTTGCCCCCGCTTTCCGCTGCCATGGCCTTTTTCGCCATGGCGTCGGCGCGTTTGAAGGCGCGCGCGGCAATCGCTTCCGCGCCTTCAACCAAGAGCTTCTCGCTCTCAGGCAATTCCGAGAGCGAAAGCCCGTCATACCAAACCTCGCTCATAACTATCATTAACTCCTTCCTACAACACACAACAGCTTGTTCTACGTTGCGCAAGGAAACAATGCAAGGAAAATGTGTGTGGTGAGGTATTGAAAGTGTGGTTAAGAGGGATTGTAACAGTTTGTAACAAAGGGTACAATAATGTCATAAACATTATGATTAACGTTGTCTGATATGCGAAATGACGCGTTCCCATGCCGGCCGGCAGGTAACCTGTCGTTAACCATACGGGATAAAGCGGCACACATTTGGATATACATATATATATAATATATAAAAAATTAACCATACTCTATGTAAGGATATACCTCCCGCCCTCCCGCCCGCCGAACACGTGCCATCTCGCATATCAGACAACGTTGCTCATAACGTTTAGCTGCACGTGCATCCCTTTGTTACAATCTGTTACACACTCGCTCCCGCTCGCTCCCGCCCCTCACCACCTTCCCAAAAATCGCCTAGGAACGCACTACACGCCACCTCGAACACTTTTCCGCCACCAACTTGGCGACGCCTACCCTAGGCGTCGCCACCGTTAAAAGGCCGCGGATCAAAAACTAGCGGCCTTTTTAATGCCTACATATCTTGCATTTATCTCAAACTCGAAACATGCCACGCCTTGACATTCAACGCCACTTTGTGCTATGGCGTTGAATGTTGTGTGTTGAGAAGGAATGAATGATGTTTTACAACCTAACGCCTCATGAAATCTCAGCCGATGAGGCCGAGCTTGGCGTGATCGACGTAACGGAGCGCAGGAAGCTCATTGAGCTTCTCACGTTCCGCGAAAGGCCAACTGAGATTGAGGTTTGGGATAGGGCGCGCGAAATCGCGCGTCTATTATTGCGCGAAATCGACCGCGCTGAGCAGCGCGGAGATTGCTATCGCGATGACGATCACAGTGTCGTCATCTTCGGGCCCGCCTATTTGATGGGCCCGCTCGAAAAGGTTATATCCGGCATTAATGTACGGGTTTATCATCCGTACTATTCCCTTGATAGTCATGGGAATGCATCCTTTGAGGGATACATCCCAGTTACAGCGCACCGAATAGGTGCACCGTTGTTTGGATAAACCCAAGGCCGCAGGCAAAAACCTGCGGCCTTTTTATTTCGCGCATTATATGGCATTTTACACAAATGCCACGTAACGCGCGCTTGACGCGCAGCGCTAAAGCGAACTACAACGCGTATGGTTCAACTAAAGTGGAGTATGGTTATGGTCACTTATGGGGTTTTCAAGATCGTCGCGGGCGTCGCGCCCGTGCTTTGCTGGCGGTTGGCAAACCGCCAGCGCGCCTTGCAAGTGGCGCGCGAGATGCGCGCCAGTGGCACCTATTTCGTGCGTCCTTGCCGTTAGGACGCACGAAACCCTTCCCTTAAGGCCGCGATCTTTTCGCGGCCTTTTTTATTGCCCTCGCTCATATCTAAAATTTTATCCGTTTTCGCCACAAATCGACCTGGCACAAATTAACCTTCAACACGTGCCAAATAATGCGCGCAATCGACCTGGCCCTTTTTAGAAATATTTTATCCATTGAAATTAACCTAAAACCCTCATCAAACACGTAACATATCTGCGACATACGCGTTAACCTAAAACCCTCACCAAATCTCTTACATTCCCTATCCTTTTCCACTTGACATTTAACACATTTTCACTTCCGCGTGATTTGAACAATTAACCCTAGGGCATTAACTCTTTTTCAACCTTTTGCAACGCACGAAATAAAACCTCAAACTCACATACAATGCGCGTTGAAGGTTTTACGGTGCGCGAACATGTGCCGCATAACAACCTATCATACAACACCATACACATTAACCATCTTATAACTACGTCTACAACCCACCACCATATTAAAGTCAGCCTTCCCTAAGTGCTCAGGTCAGCCTTTACACAGAAACCCTAAGTCAGCCTTAGGTTAGTGCTCACTAAGTGCTTACGTCAGTGCTCACCTAAACGACACACATTACCCTTCCCTTCAACCCTCAACCCACAAAACCCTATGCCAATAACTCAAACTCGCATTCAAGGCCTTTTATCAGTCATTGAAAACATTCAAACCCGGATTGGACACTTACAACACGTAATACAAGCCCGCGCACAAGACGCGCGAATGCAAGCGGCAAATAACGCGAACAACGCAAGTGATGCAAGTGATGGAAATAATGCAAACAATACACCTTCACAAAACGTGATCTTAGATCTCTATAACGCAATCAATCAACTCGAAGACCTTATTGTTAACTGGGAATTCCTTTCACGCGAGGATTTCGAAATCTTCACGCGCGAAAAAGTGCACTTTGAATTTGCACACAAACGCAACGATTACTCCCGGCGATATATGCAAAAGCGCCGAATGACGCTAAAAGGCAGTGATCAATGATCAACGATCAATTCATCGTATCTCTAACTCTAACTCTAATCCTCGCGTATCTTGTAATAAAACTCATTGACCTGATATTTAATCACAAACACAAAACCCTCTTGCGTACCATTTTCTTTCAACAAGCACTTTATGAGAAAATAACACGTCACATGCGGAATAAAACGCGCTGAAGGTTAGATAAAATGCCACCTTTTAATTAACCATACCAACCCTCCTTAACCTCTTGATAACCTTGTCACATTTCTTGCCTGTTAACCATCTTCCGCCCTTGCCATTCCTTAAAATCCATGCTTTAATTACTCTACCTATACCTACGTTCAGTATCCAGGATACACTATGCCGGCAATCATTCTCACGTTATCTCCCGATTCCGCGCGCGTCATCGCGCGAGATGAGAATGGTCAGGAACTGAACATTTCCGTTCCTGACCATTTTATTTGTCATTTGCGCACTCAACGCGCAAAAGAAATCGAACGTGAAAAAGCGCGTTCTACGCGGCAAAAGATTGCCGCGAAACATTCCCTTTCACGGCATTTTGGTCCGCAATACGCGGATCAAATCATTCCCTCGCCGCGGCTCAAACCGCGGCTCGAATCCGTGCGGAGTCTTAAAGACTTCGACCATCTGTTTGGTTTGGAAGATTTCCAAACCAAACAACAATCGCAACTTAGGAAAAAAGGACAAGTAAAGTGAAGTCTGTTGACGACAAAGCGTCAGCCTTTGACGCGATCTTAAATCACGTGCGCGAGATGAAATCGCGTGGCGATTCTCATTTCAATCAATGGGAATCGTTGGTCGGTTTTTGGGTTGTCGGATTCCTTTCATCGGAATTGGAATCCGAAAATGAGGAGTCAAACAACGATGAATGATTTCGTATTCGGTTTATGTCTGGGACTCGTCCTTGGCGTTTCCCTTTGCGGATTCATAGTAATCCTCTAAGCACAAGGACAAACCCAATGGATATTGATCATTTCAAAAAACTCCAAGAATTGGAGAAACTAATCGGTTGTCCACCAGGTGGACAATGGCCAAGTTTAGGCTCTACAGAGCCACTTAAACAGTGGCTAAACCTGCAAGGCATACCATTCGCTTCACTTGAAAAAGTGAGCGAGTGGGCGATGAAACGGGCTTATCAAGAGCCCAAATATCTCGCCGGATGGTTGCGAAAACTTCGCGGATATACTCCGCGATCAAAATCGCGACTAAGAATTGATCACTATCTTTCCGCAATCGATGACGTGATTGCGGAACGCAACGCGCAAACTAACGCGCAATTTTCACCTGAACCGTCATCGGATAATAATTCCGCGCATAACAACAATCACACAACCGCCAACGTCGATGAGCAAGCACTCAAAGAATACATCGACCATAAATTCGATCGCTTGCCCGAATTGGTATCGAATACAATAAAAGAAATCGACTTCGCCTTAAACGAAAGATCTAAGGCGAAGATCATTGAACTTGTAACTCAAACCGCCCAAGCGGCGATCGAAAAACGTCGCGAAATTCGCGTCATTGACGATCAACGTCAAATATCACACGACGTTGGTCATCAACACAAAAACTTCGACCTATTGCTCAAAGTCTGCAGCACTCGTTTGCCGAACGGTTTTAGACCCAATATCTGGCTTACCGGTCCTACCGGTTCCGGCAAAACCCATGCCGTTGAAACCGTGGCCAAATGTTTATCCACGTCATTTCACGCCGATTCATCCCTTGACGCGGATTACAAAATCACGGGTTTCATAGACGCCAATGGCAACTACCACACAACACAATTCCGTCAAGCGTTCGAAAACGGCGGGATATACCTCGCCGATGAAATCGACAATTGGGAACCAAGTGCATTGTTAGCCTTCAATGCACCGTTAGCCAATGGTTGGGGCATTTTCCCAGATAAACTCATCAAGCGGCATCCGGATTTTCTCTGTATTGCCTGCGCGAATACTTGGGGTTTAGGCGCGACAAGCGATTACGTCGGCCGCGCAAAACTTGACGCGGCGACCTTAAACCGCTTTATTCCCAAACTCGATTGGCCATATGACGAAGACCTGGAACATTCACTAGCCCTTTCATTCGGCGACGAATGGAACTGGGCTCGTAAGGTTCAAAAGTGCCGCGAATATGCGCGGATCAGCGGCACGAAAATCATCATTTCCACGCGTGATATCCTCACAGGCATCTCTCTTTTGCGCGTTGGTTTCCCACAAGATGAAGTCATCGCAATGACATTCTGTGCTGGCCTACCGCGCGAGCAACTGGATATCTATACCGCGTTGGTGAAACAATGATCAAAATCTATAACTCAATCTCCGACGCCGTCGCCGAATCATTACGGTTCGGCGATGGCGAGATTTATTATCCTAAGTCTGACAGCAATGACCTCAAATGGTTCGGATATGAAACCCCGGAAAACACTCTACGTTTATCAAAAACCGGCAACGTGCAACTAGTTCCCGAGGCCGAAAAGGTTATTTCTCAACTCGAAACGCAATTAAACACCCCGCGCAAGGTTTGGCGCCGAAATGTCGCCGGTGCGTATGCATCGGTGCCGGATTACCTCGCCGGTTTACCGACCAATATGTGCGTCCTGCGCCATGAACCGACCGAACATTCACCTATAAACATCTACGTTCGACCTAATGCTAGTGCAGGTGTAACCGCGCAACAATTACAAAAACGCGGCACAGTTATACTTGCATTAGTCATGGCACTGTCGCGGTCGCGACCGGTGTCATTGTGGTATTATTTCTGTGGCGATTCCAAGCACATGCAATCCCCACGCGATTACGCAAACCACACTGTAATCGCAATCCGAATTGAAACCGCACCATTAAACCTCGCCCAAGCTTGTTACCTTTTAACATCCGCCGGTTTTTATCGCCGGTTGTGTATGGGCTTGGGTCATAAACTCAACAAATTCATTGGCGGTCCGGTTGTTTCCCTGAACGTTTCACAAACAATTTGTTTCGACCTTATGGGAAACGATCCGGAAAGAACCTTAGTCATTGGTCCTTCGACCCGTGACGACCCATTGTTGGAAAATCCCATACAATGGCTAAACGAGCAACTGAAAAAGTTCAACCCTCAAACTGGAGAGTAAAAATGACATATGAACACGACTTCGAACTCGACGAACACGGTTTGATCATCGATTCCGGAAAGTTCGAAGGGCAACCCATTTGGGTGCCGTATTTCTTCGACTTCGCCGATGAGGGCGAAGTTCTCTCAACCCTCGAAGAGGGTTGTGGCGAGTATGTATCCCTCATCAAACTTGATAACGAGGACAAACAACGTTTTCTTGATCTCAAAGACGATCTTTACATCATCATCATTGAAACCGATGACGGATTCGCATCTGGTTACACACTAACCACAGAACAGGAGGCCGAGAATCTCCGAAAAGAAATGCAGGAATATTACTGAGAACCACCTGAAAGAGGAGAAAGACAAATGACTAGCAACATCATCGTATGTTTCGGCGCTTCAGATCCCGAGGCCGAATTGGCGGAAAAACTCTGCCACGAAGTCGGCATTGAAACCATCTACGCGGTCCATTCGGTGACACAGAAAAGAGTGTCACCAATGGTCGCGTACAGCGATTCTTGTCGCGTCGAAATTCCCTGTGACGTCGATCAACTTGTGTTGTTCGAATGTCGCCCGACGAATGTTCCGAACGACATTCACACATTCGTCATCGATCATCACAACCCGGGCGATCCGGGTTTCGGAAAACCGGCAAATGAATTCCTACCGGCATCGTCAATTGGGCAATTGATATCATTTCTCGTTCTCAACCATCATTTGCCCAAGTCTTGGAATACCGGATTCCAAGGCGTTGCGAGTCGAAAATTCAGTCCACCGCGCGCGGGAAAATTAAGGTTCTTTCCGCGCGAAATGATTAAATATGCCGGCTGGCAGGACGAAATCGAACTGCCTGAACTTGGTTGGACAATCGGCACCGGTAACGTGCAGTATCATCCGGATGATAACGAATATTGCGAACCAATCGCTTACGAAACCATTCAGATCCCTGACGAATATTTGCTCGCCGCCGCCGCGGATCATTGCCTGACCGCTGCTTACAAAGGTCAATGTCCAGGTGTTGATCCGCAACGTTTAATGATTTGGCGCGCAGAATCACGCGCCAAATACCAACGCCGCAAGGTTGAAGACGTTCTAAAAGACGTCGAATCCACAACACAAGCGCTGCTCAACGCGCAACGCGAATGCGCACACTGTGGATATCCCGAACCACAGTGCAAATGTCCGCAGCCGTTGTTAATTGCGGACATGACGCGCGCACTCGAAGATGGCGGCCCATATCCGGAACTTCCTGAAGCCGCGGCACGTATCGGCATCGGATATGTCGCCGGCCCAATGATTGCCGAAAGCCGAACCAAATACGTAATGTCTGGCACGCCGGACGAAGTTCGCGCATGGATTAATTCCGCAAGCGGATTTCTCATCGATATCTACGGCGATCCGGAACGCGGATTCGCCGGTGGATATCTGCCACCGAACCACTAAACCACTAACCACTACCCTCTAACCTTCAAGAGGCGATCTTTTGATCGCCTCTTTATCACACAAGGATCTGAAATGACCGAATACAAACTCGATTGCGAATACAAACTTGATCGCTACGGGAAAATTAAAAACCTCGGCAAATATAAGGGCGAATACTTATGGTGCCCTTATTTTCACTCAATCGCTCACACGGGCGAAATCATTTCGAGGTTTGATGAAAACCACAAAGGTCGATTCATATCGCTAATCAAAGTCACGCCGGAACACGTCGAGAAATTTTCGGGCTTGCACCGCGCTATTCTCGTCGCAATTACTGAAACCGAAAACGGCAGCGTTTACGGTGAAGCGCTGTACAGCGACGATGAAATCGCTGAGTTTCGCAAATATCCCTGGTGAAAGGATCCTCGAAATGAAAAAGATCGAAACCGTTCGCGTGCACAAGGTTTGTGATTCCGTGGCAAATGACGCATCTTGGAACCGAAATGTTCGCCAATTAACAGAAGAGGCGAACAACGCACATCTCTACAATGGTCAAATCCGTTGGCCATTGTTGTCACTTATCACTCGTCGCACACTCGCGACGGATGATGAGAAACTAAACGCTCTGTTCCACATTAAATAACCTCATGCCACGTCATTCCGAAATCGTAGGGGCGTTTTACCGCCCCTACGGAGAACTAATTCTTTCTCATCTCCCATTACACGCGGAGCTTTTTCTCGTACCTGAACCGACAAATCCCCACGACACAAACGCAATCGCGGTTTGGGTCTCATCCGAAGAAATCCTAAAATCACAATCTCAGTCCTTTGACGGACAAAATGATTTGGATCTTCTCAATACGGAGTTTCACCATATCGGATATTTACCGCGCACCGTGGCCGAAACGCTCAAACCTCAATGGCCACATGAAAACGGTGAACCACAATCAATCGCCGCATATTTCACCATACTTTCAACCGGCAAATATGGGGTGATTTTTGACCTCTAACGGAGGATAATTCATGACCCTCGACCAGGCGCAAAAACACGCGCGCAATATGGCCCATTCACTGGGCATTGGGTTTAAGGTTCTCAAAGACACCATAACCGAAAACTACATCATAACAACACTTTCCAGCGTCGAATATTCAAATTACGAGTTAATTTCCGTCATCACTCCGCCCGAGACCTCAAACCCCGTGGTTAACACTCACGGGCGCTTTAACCCTCACTCTAACCTTTAACACCATGTCAAACCTCACAAACCTTCAATCCTCCGAACTCGCGTCGTTGATTAACATTTCCAGCGGATCATTGATCACTGAACTTACAAAACGTGGCTACACCGTCTTCCCTACATCGCGCATCACAGAACACGATAACATGTGGTGCATAACCAAAACCTCCAAGGAACAACGCATAAAACGCGGCCGCATATCAAAACGCATATGGAAACCTCGCTAACCGGACCATTTCCCATGAACCCTCAAACTTTCAAAGACCTCTCTCGCGTTAAACCCCGTGTTTGCCACTATTGTAAAAAGGAATTCCTACCACTTCCCAACGAACCGCGGAACAAATACAAAAACCGCAATCATTGCGGCGCTGAACGTTGTATATCACTTCACAACCAAAAACGTTCGCGGGTTCATGATAAACTTAAAATTCTCAAAGAATGGCCCGTGGACCCCAATGATCCGTTTCCATTTGCGAGGGGGAATTATGAAGGGCCGAATTGAAGTGAGTTAGAGGTTTGACGACGGGCGGTTAACGGCACACAAACGGCACATTCACGGCACATCTATTTGACGCCTATTGGACGCACGAAAATCTTGTGCCCGCTAACCGCCTTGCCTACAACCGACACATTCACGGCACACAATTCATGCATCTATACGACACACATCGCCCGACCCTAAACTCTCATCCCGTATTCCTTTGCGGGACAATCATCCCGGGCCTAACCTTTTTCCCCAACGAGGACCCAAACCTCGTTACTCTCGAAGTGTTTCTGCCCATCGAAGGTTTCACCTGTAAGCGATTCGAGAAAGTGATTGCCGTGAACGATATCGCACATTTAATCCTCCAATTCACCCTCGATCCCGAGCAAACGCTCGAGGAATTGTTTCACGACTCACCCATAAAACCCCAATTACGCAAACCGCGCGCAACGAATACATTCAGCGCGCTGTTTGACGCCCTATAACCCGGTTTCATTCGATGGACGAATTATTCCAGCGCCAACGGGCAATCGCGATTCTCGAACAAGCGGAAGCGAGCCCGTATGGAATTATCATCACCGCGTCAGTCGCCCGCACTGATTCCCGCCCGGAAAAATCCGTGGCACTAAACGTCACCAGACGGGCGAAACTTTACCTCGCACAAATAATCCGCGAATTCAACTTCAACCTCATGCTCTTCTTCGATAAAGAGGATCCAGATAAATACCTATGGATCATCAAAAAACGGAGTGACGCCATGACGAACAACAGCAATTAACCGCGGATTCTAACACTCATTACGCGCGCCTCGAACATTTGATCTTTTACCTCTTTCATTCACGGACCCACGTCAAATGCCTCGCTTAATGCCCGAACCCTTGGATCGAATTCACATTCGAATCCGTCGTTCGACGAACGAAAAACTACACGAAATGTTCGACAACACAGAACTCGGATGGACCGGGGCCATTCGGGAAATCCTCGATCGTTTTGTCTACGAAAACGATATCAACCACAAACCCAAACTCGGAGCGTCGTTGGATGATCTCTGAATTTCTCAGATTACTAGATGGCTCGATCGACGAAATGCGTAAGATAATGCTCATCTATGCCACTGACCCGGATAATGACTTTTTCATCGACACGATGACGGCCATCGTTTTCCTAGAACTGATCCGGTCTCAGTTCATGACTCACTATACCAATAAGGAACACTTTCCATGTCCAGTGAATCAAAGGCCGTGTTGAAATCGATGCTAAAATCCAGCGTCGAACCCACTACAATCCCCGATCCGGCGTCGATCGAAATCTTATTCGACCGGATTAATCAGAAGTTGTTGGATGGCGTTCCGGAATCAATCACCGACGAGGATCTAGAACCCGTCGTTGCGATCTTGCGGCAAAAGCGCTTGGAATTCCTGGCCGATAACAACGCCCGGCCGAAACGCGTGAAAAAAGAGAAACCCCAATCCATTCTCTTCGACGACCTCTAAAACAAGGCACACACCATGACCGCCGAAATCACCGCGAATCAAGATCACGATCAAGATTCCAACTCCCCGTTTTCGCCGGTCTTGCCGACGTTGCAATTATACATCGACGCGACGTCTCTAACCGCGCTCAAAACCTGTCCGGAATACTACAACAACCGGATTCGCTTGGGTTATGTCTCTCAAGCCCGCGCTACAAACCCCGATCTCTTTTGGGGCGGCGAATTTCATGCGGCGTGTGAATTATACGACCATTTGCGCGTGCAAGGTCTTTCACACGACAAGGCCGTGTTGAAGACCGTGAAACACCTTTTCATTCGTACTTGGGACTTTGAAACCAACCGCCCCTGGGTGAGCGAAAAACCCGCCAAAACCCGCTATACCTTAATCCGCGCGGTCGTTTGGTATTTGGAACAGTTCAAAGACGACCCACTGGAAACGATCATTCTCCACAACGGCAAACCGGCTGTTGAGTTGAGTTTCCGATTCTCGACCGAAATCAAAACCATTTCCACGAACGAAACCTTCATCGCCTGCGGGCATTTAGATCGCTGCGTGAAGTTCCATGGCAAAATCTACATCACCGATAAGAAAACGAGTTCATTTGAACTCGATGATAAATTCTTTGCCCTCTTTAACCCCGATGTGCAAATGGGATTGTACGCCATTGCCGGGGCGATTGTATTTGACACAGAAATCGACGGCCTGATTATCGACGGGGTGCAATGCTTGGTAACAGGTAATCGTTACCGCCGCGAATTCATCCAACTGACCCAAGCCCAGCGCGAGCAATACCTCGAAGATTTGCGTTTTTGGCTTCAGGTCTTGGAACACCTGGCGCTTAACGAATACAAAAACCCCAATAAACCCTGGCCGAAAAACGAAACCCAATGTTTCAAATACAATCGCCTCTGCGAGTTTCACAGAGTGTGTAGCGAAGACCCAGCGCACAGAATGCGCTTGTTGGAAACGTATTACACAAAACAACCCTGGAACCCGCGCGAAGTGCGATAACTAACACCCAACACCCAACGCCCACCACCCAACTCTCAACTCTCAACCTCTAACCACGGTCCATAATCCATGGTCTCGCTTCTCGAATCCCAAGATGAACCTGCAAAGTTCACCCTCACGGGCGAATCTGGTTCCGGTAAAACCGGTGCCAAGGCGTCATTGATCTGCGCGGGTTATAAAATCCGCTCAATCGATACGGATAAAGGTTCGCGCCTCTTACGCGCACTTTTAACCGACGAAGAACACTACCCATACGCCAAATGGATTAAACAACACGGAATTGACCTCAACACGGCGTATGATTACATCCCAATCGACACCGAGATGGTTTTACGCCAAGCGATACAGAAAAACCCTCGCGGTGAGATTGTATCCAAGGAAGAAATCCTCGCGCCGAAATCCGCCGATGCGTGGCCAAAGATCGTAAACTTGCTTGAAAACTGGCCGCGCTATGGAAAAGTCACCGATTGGGGACCGGATACAATCCTCGACATTGATACTCTCACCTCCGTCGCCCAGGCGAGTTATTACTACCTGCAAAACCTCAACGCTCGCCTTGGAGTCCGCGAGGATGGTTATTCGCACCAACAGGACGTCGGCGGTACACAATCTCAACTCCGTCGCATGTTGGAGAAACTTTCCTCATCGTATGTCAAATGCCACGTGATCTTAAACTGCCACATCATTTGGATCGATAACTCCTCGGGTTATAATCAATCACCCGACGAGCGCGCTCGGCAGGGGAAATCAATTGATCCTAAAGGTTATCCAAAGGCCGTCGGCAAGGCGTTGTCGACGGATATCAATTCCAAGTTCAACGACGGTTTCACCGTTCATCAACAAGGCGCAGGGGCGAACGTTAAACGTTTCATTTCCACCGTCCCGCGCGACAATATCAGCGCCAAAAACTCCGTCTACCTCGACCGCGAATATCCCATTTCAACCGGTCTGGCGGAAATTCTCGCCGCGCTGACGTATCAACCCAAACCATGGGATTTGATCCAAGCCATTCGGGGAAATGAATTGCGCAATGATTCGCGCGATCTATCCCCAAAACCCGCACCCGGACCATCGGGTGTTAAACGGTGAATGACAAATCATTCCATCATTCACCACTTCCAGTGAAAGGAAACTGAACTCCATGACCACCCATTTCACCGATCTCCTGGATTATACGTCCGACGACGTATCAAAGCCCCGCGGTTGCCCCGAAGCGTGGCTTACCGCGGACCTTGGGCCGTTTATCCGCGACAAATCCCGTTCCGGCACGGAATTCATCCGGTTTGATCTTCTCAACGTTCAACCACACGAAGACAATCCGCCGGACGTGATGGAGTCTTTGAAAGACATTGATTTTTCAAAACTCCGCTCGCCGTTTTGCCCTAATCTCACGGTTGATTATTGGCTGACGGAAGATGCGCTTTATCATCTCTCCGGCATGCTCGACCGCGTGATTGGTCATCCGAACGCATCTCTGCGGTCGCGTTTGGAAGAAACGCGCGGGGTGAGGGTAATGTTTAAGGTCAAACCCCGCGTACGTGAAAACGGCGAACAAACGGGCGAAACTCAGGTCGATGGACGGAGTCTCGGACCAGTAACTTACATCAATCCGTAAATCCATGATCCTTGGTGAATGAATGGAGTGATGGAATGATAAGTATCATGCGTCATTTCCATTCATTCACCGCATAAAGGGTCTTTAACCGCTCAATAACCAATTATGCGCGAATTTCACCCCATGACAAACGACGTTGCCGATTCGATTTTCAACCGCGGACTGAAAGTCATCAACAACCCGCCGCGCAAATACCCGCGCATCAAACCCTCGCAGGAACCCCAATTGCGCGCGGAGATTGATCAATGGGTCAAAGACGGCCGGGTGACGTACATCACTCTCGAAATGGCCCAAAAATACGACGAAGAGAAAGAGCGCCAAATTCTTTCTCGACAGCGTGAAAAGATAAGACGGATGCTTTATCTTAATCAATAAATGCCGGACTACAACACCCCGCGGTTCTTTTGCGTATGGATTGACCTCGGGTTGGAGAGATTAAAGAAACTACAACGCTTGAATAATCACGCGTTACAAATCTCTCCAACCATGATTCTAATCCCCAATGGAACCCCAGAGGATCCACAGTACATTCACTTGCGCCCGTATAAATCCGGGACGTTAATCAGCGAACGCACCTCGACGGGCACATCACAAGGGCAATTATTCAACATTCCATGGTCCAAGGCTACGAATTACATCATCAACCGCGCGGCGAAATTGAAATGTCACTTTCAAGTGCAAAAATAATCCTCATCGGCGAGGCTTGGGGCGTTGATGAACAACGTCACAAACACGCATTCGTTGGCGCGGCGGGCAGGGAACTAGCGGCGCAAATTGCGCATTCCAACCTCGCCCCGGCAATTACCACTAAATACCCTTCCTGCGAGGAACTAATCTCCTATTGGCAAAATTTATCCACTAATCACGGAATACATTTATTAAACGTCTTCAACCTTCATCCAGAGAATAATAAAATCGATTTATTCTTTTCCCGTGATGGCAACCGTTCCCTCGCACCGTATCGCGTGGGGAAATACCTCATTCCCGAATACATGCCGCATGTTTTGCGCCTATGGGAAAACATCCGATCATTGAACCCGAACCTAATCATCACCCTAGGCGGAGTGGCATCTTGGGCCGTTTTAGGCAAAACAATCAAAATCTCCGAAATCCGCGGCACAATAAATCCCGCGCGCACGGAACTACACAACCTAAAAACCCTGCCCACCTATCACCCGTCGTACATCATGCAATACGGTTATTCCGACCGACCGATTGTCATCGCGGATTTAATCAAGGCCAAATCCGAATCCCAATTCCCCGAAATCCGGCGCACGGAACGATTTATCACCATTCCCAATCCGGATTCCGTACAAGAAATCATCTCCTGGATCCAACGTCCCGCGGATATGTACGCCGTGGATATTGAAACCGGGTATGCCCTTTATACCCACATCGAATTAACCTCCATGCTCCCGCGGCATAGATTTTATCTCTCATCGCAGATTTCAATGATCGGTTTCGCGCGGTCGAAAAGCGATGCCCTGGTAATACCGTTTATGGCGCGCAATGCCGATAACACCTCACTCGATTTTTGGTCAACGCCTGAGCTGGAAACCCAAGCTTGGCGCTTAACCCGCGAACTCTTACAGTCACCAATTCCGAAAATCTTCCAAAACGGCATGTTCGACATACAACGTTTGTTAGAAAAAGGTCTCGTACCGCGCAATTGCCTCCATGATACCATGTTACGTCAACATGCGCTATATCCCGAATTACAAAAATCCCTCGGATTCCTGGTCTCCATTCATTGCAACGAATTCCCATGGAAGGGGATGTATTCCAACCGCGATCATTTGAAACGCGACGAATAATTAACGGAGAATTAAACACCATGCCCACATTCGACCCGGCGCTTTTGCAGATGCCGACCGATTTAACCGAAATCCAACGTCTTTGTCACTTTCAAAGTGATAAAAACGGCTGGTGGAAGGATTTGCCGCAAATCGAACCGCAAAGATCATTTTTCCTGGCGACTAAAATCGCGCTTATTCATTCCGAACTAAGCGAGGCACTGGAAGGCCTGCGCACTAATGCACAAGACGCACACTTACCACAATATTCATCAATCGCCGTCGAACTCGCGGATGCGCTTTACCGTATCCTCGACTTGGCGGAATCACTAAACATCAACCTCAATCAAGTGTGGTGGGAAAAGCATCTTTATAACATCATGCGCGAAGATCACAAACCCGCTAATCGTTCTAAACCGGGCGGTAAAAAGTTCTAATCATTCACACGGTGCATTTCCATGCCTGTCTTTGCAACGCATACCTTAGACATTAACACCCTTCCGCAGGAATTTTACATCCCCGTTTACAACGGGCTTGATAATTGCCTAACCTATGAAGTCAATGAAATAATGTCCCCCCTGGCGGAAGGGAATTTTATCTATGACTTCGAACGCGCATTGCAAGCCCCGGTCATGGAAATGCAACTTCGAGGGTTTCGCATCGATCCCATCGCGCGCGAAGAGGCACTAAAACTCACAAAACAAAAACTAACTGCGACATTGGGCGTTTTAACGCGCTTGTGCAATTATCCCATAAACCCCAATTCAGGCGATCAATTAAGGAATTTGTTTTATAACCAATTCGGCCTCAAACCCGTAAAGCGTTATTACAAGGGCGAGGTCGCATCTCCGATGGACCGAAAAGTCCTCGAATCCTTCAGGCATCATCTGTACGCCGAACCAATCACCAACGCCGTTCTGCTCGCCCGGGATTTGGTGAAAATCATTCAGGTTCTCGAAACCGACATCGATCTTGATTGGCGCTGGAGGTGCAGTTACAACATCGCCGGAACGACAACCGGGAGGTTTTCGAGTTCCAAATCCGGCATCGGCACCGGGTCGAATTTTCAAAACATCACCGAAGACCTTCGCCGGATTTTCATCGCCGATCCGGGTTACAAACTCTGCGGCATTGACGGCGAACAGGCCGAGGCGCGATTTGTCGGCTGGTTTTGTGGTATAACCTTCAACGATTGGCGTTATTTGAACGCCGCCGAAAGCGGTGATTTACATACCTACGTCACCCGATTGGTCTACCCAGATTGGCCGTGGACGGGCGATTTATCCAAAGACCGCAAACTTGCCGAGCGGACATTTCACAGGCATTTCACATTCCGCGATGCGAGCAAACGCCTTGCACATGGCACGAATTACCTCGGCCAGCCGGATAACATGGCCCGGCAAACTCAAATCCCCTTGCCACTCGTCAGAGATTTTTACGATCGCTATATGACCGCCTTTGAGTGCATCGACAAGATGCACAAATTTATCATCAGTCAATTGCAAACCAAACGACGTTTGACGTCAATGATGGGCCGGCCACGGGATTTCTTCGACCGGCCAAATGATCCCGAAACCTGGCGTGCGGCCGTGGCATTTATGTTTCAATCCTCAACGAGCGATTACATCAACCTCGGTCTGTGGCGCATCTGGCGCTATATGGGCCTCAGAGTGCAAATTCTCAGTCAACTTCACGACGCGGTTTATTTTCAATTCCGCACTGACGACGACGAACGCGACGTTGTGCGCGAGGCGTTGGATTTAATGCAAATCAAACTTCGGCACAATGATCGGGAGTTTTACATCCCCTGCGAGGCCCAAACGGGGTTTAATTGGGGGCACAAATGGAAACTTGATTCCAAAGGGAATAAATACGAGGCGAACCCCAAGGGGTTGGATAAAGTGAAATGGGATTGAATTCATGAGCGTCACGTATCACGCCGATGCGGTTGTCAAAGTCTCTATCACTCACGATGAAGTGACGACGACCTATCACTTAACCACAAGACGCGTATCTGTATATTGCGAATACGACCACGGTTCAACACCTGATGCTAAAACGTTGAAAGAACTCACCTTCACGTTCCATTACCCGGAAATGAGAGGATTAAATGTTGACGCGCCGGTGGGATAGGCATTTTTTACGCCTCGCACTCGAACATTCCCGGATGTCAAAAGACCCGCGCACAAAGGTCGGGGCGTTGATCGTCAGTCCGGATCGTGGAATTATCTCCGCGGGGTTTAACGGTTTTCCACAACGCATAACCGATTCCGCCGAACGGTTGAATGACCGCAACATAAAACTCGACCTAATCATCCACGCGGAGATGAATGCCATACTTTTCGCCGCGCGACGTGGCATCGCGACTAAAGGCAACGCGATGTATATCATCGGCCATTCGGCCTTGACGGGTGATATTCTAGGCCTTCCGCCTTGTGTACGTTGCGCGGTGCAAATGATTCAAGCGGGGATTACACAGGTCATAACCTGTCCCCTGAATACCTCACTTCAACATTGGGAAGACAGTTGCCTCACCACACAACGCATTATGCACGAGGCGGGGGTTGAATACATTGAAATCCCTGCCGATGCCCTCACGGAGAAATGAATGTCCTACTGGTACCTCGCGTCGCCGTATGCCAAATATCCTCACGGCAAAGAAAAAGCAGTCGAACACATCGCGGAAAACGCCGCACTGTTGATTAGAAACAACATTCAAATCTTCTGCCCGATCCTTCACAGTCAAGCCGTGAAGCCATTTTTGCCCGAGGATTTGCGCGATGATCACTCCTTTTGGTTATCATTCGACAAGCATTTCATCGATCATTCATGGGGGGTTATTGTTTGCAAACTCGATTCCTGGCACGAATCAAAAGGCATCGCGGAGGAAATGGAATATTGCCTCTTCCGTCATAGACCCGTGATCTTTATGGAACCGGGAATTGTGCCTGATTTTTTCCTTGGATAACACCTCCAATGATCACTAACTTGAAACTCATCGCTATTTGTGGCCCTAAAGGCTCGGGGAAATCCTTGTTATCCAGGTATTTAACAACACACCACAATTACACCCGTTTGCCGTTTAGTGAATCGCTGAAATGGATGGTTTATAACCTCTTGCGCGATCAAGGCGCGTCGCACGAACTCGCGACGAAGTTATTAAACGATCCTGAATACAAAGAACAACCCACGCAATATTTCATGAACCGTTCGCCGCGCCATGTAATGCAAACCTTGGGAACGGAATGGGGGAGGAATTACATACACGATAACTTTTGGGTCAACATCTGGCTCAATAAACTTCGCACTCTGCACCTCTCGAAGGTCGTGGTTGATGATTTGCGATTTGTGAACGAAGCGCAAATGATCAAGTCACTTAACGGGTTTATCATTTGCCTCTCGCGGCCTGAACCGAACACTATCACAGCCACAACCACAAATATCATCGACACTCACGTTTCCGAGTGCGAATACAAATATCTCGACTATGATCTTTTTCTTGTAAACGATTCAACCCCCGAACAACTTCTTCGCCGCGTGCAAGAGACACTGGGCGATAGGATTTAGCGTTCAATGATCGACGTCAAAATCATAGCCGATTCGATCGCGGAAAATTCCCCGCGCTTAATCACCTTCGAGTGTTCCTATCCTCGGTTCATTCATAGCGAGGTTATGACGCATCGAATGTTTTCACGCAACGCGAGTTCATCGCGCGCAATTCCCGTCACGCGGACATTAAAAGAAGTCGAAAACTCACCCGCAATGCCCGAATACTGGGGTGCCGAACAGCCGGGTATGCAATCGGGCGAGAAACTATCGCCCGACGATGAAAAGCTCGCAATCTTTCACTGGAAATCAGCCGCGAA